ATACTTACAGATGAAAAAAAAAAATATATCGTAAGAACATTTTGGTCTTCTTTTAAGCGAGAATATCGATCTTATGAAGAATATCCAAGTTATTTATTTATTACAAAATCTAAATTTTATCCTGATGCTGTAACTTTTAATGATGAAATTGAAAATATAAAAAAAAATTCTGATGAAACAAATCCTGAAAATAAAGAAACAAGTTTTTTACACGCTCAAATAGAGTTATTATATTTTTATATTTCTTTAAATAATGAAAAACAAATAGTTTCATTAGACAGTCATTATAATAATATTATGATACTACTAAATTACAATATTGCATTAATAGATAATAAACAATATTTAAAAGTAAATTTGGAAAATTCCCAATATATAAATGATGTTGTTATATATTATTTTATAAATTTGTTAATAAATACATACAATAGTCTATACTATATATTATTGAATGCATTAAATACGAATCAAAAACAAAAAACGAAAAATATTATATATTTATTATTTTGTGAATTTTATGCAAATACACAACGTGATTCTCTACCTTTGAAATCAGATAGTGTCGATGAATTATATCTTATTGAATTGTTAAAAAATCCATTTGAAGAAGACAAAGATAAGGAATATAATAAATTTGATTATATATTATCAAATATGCCAGATATACCTATAAATGAAACAAATTGGATTATTGATAATATAATAAATGAATTATTAAATAGAAAAAGAAACCATCAGGAAGAAGGAGGTAAAAAACGCACTAAAAAACGCACTAAAAAACGTAACCAGTCAAACCGACAAAGAAAAAAACAACAAATAAAAAAACAAAAACGAAAACGATCACGAAAGTTAATGGTATGATATTACATATGAAACAAACAAACAAATCCATCGGTTTCAGTAACTACAACAGCAACAGCAACAGCAACATCCACCGTTTCATATGAAGATGCACATACAATTGCATTGAATGAAGCAACAACAATAGCAACAAATTTAGCAAACAATGATGCAAATGTAATTTCACAAACCGTAAATTACGTAAATCAATATAGTGTAGGCAAAACAGGTCCAACAGGTGCCACTGGTGTTACAGGAGCAACAGGAGCAACAGGCGATACAGGTTCAAAAGGCGATACAGGTTCAAAAGGCGATACAGGTGCTCAAGGTGTAACAGGAACAGCAGGAGCAACCGGTCCAGCAGGAACCCAAGGTGTAACCGGACCAGCAGGAGCCCAAGGTGCAACCGGTCCAACAGGAACAGCAGGAGCCCAAGGTGCAACAGGAGCAACAGGTGCAACAGGTCCTACAGGAACTTTTGGTCTAACAGGTATTAATTATTCTAATTATATTTATTGGAATCAAACTGGAAATACAGGAGCATTTTTAGTTGAAACAGGTGATACAGTACATATAGGTACTAATGCAGGTCAATATGGACAAACAGGTGGTGCAATAGCAATTGGTAATAATGCAGGTTACAATGGACAACAAGCCAATGCAATAGCAATTGGTTATCAAGCAGGTTCCACTGGACAAGGGCAAAACGCAATAGCAATTGGTTATCAAGCAGGTTCCACTGGACAAGCCCCTAATAGTATTGTTATAAATGCAGGAAATACAGGGATAAACGGTCTTACCGGAAACGCATTTTATGTAGCACCTATACGTCGTGAAACAGGAAGCGCACCACCACCAATACTACCGGGAAATACTGGTGCAACTGGACCGTTTGCTTTATATTATAATGCCAATACTAATGAAATATATTATTTTAAACCTTAATACATAATAACAAAACAAATAACTCTGAATTTAATTAATATACAAAAAATATGAAACGGTTTATATTTCATATTTTTATTCAACAACCTATATCATTACCACCCGATACCAAATCATAACAATAATACCCATTTGACGATAATCCACTATTCACACCAAATGTCCCCATTCCAGAACCATTTTTTTCATTTCCTTCATACAAAACAACATCATCCTCATCAGGAATAAAAGCCCCAATCTGATTCCTTTTCACACCACCACATCCCTGACCACCAAGCAATTTTTTTATAGCACTTTCTGGATAAGCAGTTTGTAAAATCCTCATATCAAAACTCGCATCGACCCACTCTTTGGATCTAGGATCATGATGAATATAGTCCAAATACTTCTGCTTTGTTTCATCCGACCAATTCCACTTACCATTCGCCAAAAATTCCATGACCTCGGATTTACTAATATATTTTTGCATCATATTAACATCAAATATATAAGCCGGATTCAATGTAGATTGTAAATTCAAAAACTGTTTAACCACATGATCACCCCATCCATATCCCCACTTTTCAGCTATCCCATCACTATAACCACTTCCGCTACCTCCGCTACCTCCTCTACCCCCGCTACCCCCACCAAAACTCAAATTATCATAAATATCTACACCATTATTTGTGTAACCTTCTTTCCCTGTCATGTTAAATAAACCTCCCAAAATAATCAAAGTAATCACTAATAAAAAACATAGTCCAATAATACTAAATAATCGAATATATATGATTTTCTTTTTCATATCATATATATAACATCTAAAAAAATACTTATCTACCACTAGATCCAAATCCACCGTCGCCTCTACTACTCGTCATGCCCAAACCACTCTCCTTTTCAACCAGCTCAACATAAATAGGACACATAGTAGGAGCACATATTTGCACGAGTCTATCCATATAATTAATTTTAAACTCTTGACATCGACAATCAAACATACCGATAATATTTCCACTGTAACCAGAATCAATAACACCTACAGAATTCGCCAAACGCAATGGTGTTTTACTTAAACTAGAACGTGGAAATAACATATAACCAGTAACATATTCTGAACCATCTTTATATACCATACTAGCAGAACATTTCACCTTGAAATCAATTTTATTCACTATAGGAAGACCCTCACAAACACATCCATGTACATTCGGAAAAAACAAATCAAATCCAGAATCGAAAAAAGGCTCATGTTCCGAAAAAACCTTTGCATTATGCATAAAAATGTGTTCCATGTAAGATTTTTTTAGATCAAAATTATCACCATCAATACATACCTTTAAAAACATAAACGATCCATATTTTTCACATAGTTTATTCATAACGTTGTCGTTACCAAATTCAGACATACTTTTACTACTATTATACTTTTACCTAATATCATCATGTAATCTTTAGATTACTTTTACATATTTAATAAAAAATACCTACCTACCTACCTACCTACCTACCTACCTACCTACCTAACCAGGAACAGCGGTATCATTTTTATCAGACGTGTACCATACAGGAGGTGCAACATAAGTATCATTTGTTGTATTACATCCACCATTTACAACAAAAGGAAATGGTTTATTTTTACCTTTTGGTAATGCGCACCCACGTTGCATATAAGTAGTATATTGACTAGAATTAATTGGATTTTTAGTATATTTTGTATAAGGTGCATTACGAACCATACTATTAAATTTAAATCGAGCCGTTGTTGTATAACAATCAGTAGGTCCATGATTTACAATATTACATGCATACGTAACCGAGTTATTAACATCAATTTTACATGAATTAGCATTTGTAACATTTTGTATATATGTTCCTTGACTAACCGTATCCGTTTGATTTCCAGTATAATTAGGTTGAACCCAATAGTTTGGATACTGACCACTATTAATCCATCTATATTTTGTATGCGTAGCCTGATAAGGTGAAACAGAGGATGGTTTTATGTATTTGTATTGATCGCCTAAAACAATAACACGATTCACATTATAAACAAAATCACGGTTGTAATATTTATTGCAACAACCACCTGATCCAAATGCATTCACGCCATGAAAAGGAGTTCCATTTCTCGACATTGCCATACTTTGTCCTACATAACCAACATTTCTATTTCCACCTACTAATGAAAATCCAGAATTACCCTGAGCACCAACAACATCACCCTTACCAAATGGCCCACGATTCAACCAAAATCCACCAGGAGGCTTACCAGAAACATTCGAACCATATAAAATAACAGATTTTTTTTTAAAAGTTGCAATTGACATATATGAAATAGTTTATATATATATATATATATCACATACATTTTATTATCTAATCTACCTACAATCCCACTACTTGTCCTAATAAAACTAAATCCATAATAATATTCTTTTTGAATGATCATTATGCAAACAACGAATAAGAAACCAATAAAGTTTTGTATTGTAAATTGCTGACAATGTTTGAACGCCACCGTAATCACCTACGCTAAAACAAATATTTTTATGAAACATGCAATAAATAATCAATGAAGCTAAATGATAATACGTAGCCGAATAAACAATCCTAAATGGTAATTGATTGATATTTTTTATTTCAGGACAAATAAATAAATTCATATCACCGCCACCGCCACCGCCACCGCCACCGCCACCGCCTCCGCCTCCGCCTTCTAATATCGCAGTTTTCTCTCGAAAAGGAACAGTAAAATGTACAATTTTCTCTTCCATCTTAATTAAATGTTCGATTCCCAAATAAATAAAATTATGATTGTCTACAACATAAACATTGTCTAATGAAAAACAATAAAATCCCCAGCCATAACTAGCAAATAATATAACCTGACGAGAAAGACTATCAGCCATAAACACAGCTTGGTCATATGATATTCCTCCATCTTCACCATAACCATTTCCATAACCACATCTATCTACGATCCTTGTTAAAAAAACTCGTAAAGAACAAAAATCTTCCTTCGCATAAAAAAAAGCACTATTATGTTCTTTATTTGCCGTAAATCCTATAAACCCCTCCAATTTAGATAATAATTTAAAAAAAAATCGCTCTTCACCCCCATTCCCACCCCCACCCGTAAATTTTATATTATATTTTTTATCATTATATAAATCTTTTGTAATTTTTACTCTAGAGCTACCAACTCTGTCAAAATCATCACCATTTATTTTTGTATTCATTTTATTGAATAAACATCATGTATTTAATTTCTAACATATGCAAATAATAATTGATCAGTAATTATATTTGGATTTATTCGGAGTCAATTTCCAAAACCACGGAAAATCATAAATTACTTTAATATCTTTACCTGATGACAACCTTTCAATTGCTTTACTAGAATTCTCATTATCAAACCACCTATTAAAATGAATAAACACAACCTTATAAACATCCCCATTATTATTTTTGTTAATGATATCAATGTGTGATATCTCACCTAACCCAATATCATTTAAAACATGTTTTATATTCTCCTTTGTTACATGATTCATAACGCGAGATATACATAGACTAAGATTCGAGTTTTTTGTTTGTGTTTCACAAATATTACGCATATTACTCATATTACTCATATTTTTAATAAATTAAAGTTTTGTATATTTTTATTGTAATATCAACCAGAACCAAGATAAAAACCAAATCAATTTTTTTACTTTTACCATGAAAACTATTCGTAAAATATATAAAACCCAAAAAAACAATATAAAAACACCCACATAATTAATAAGACCAGCTTTAGCTCAGTTTGGTAGAGCAATTGACTGTAGAGGTAAAACACAATCTGATTGTGATCAATTGGTCGCTGGTTCGAATCCAGCAAGCTGGAAACAATATACAAATCAAAATCCAGAAATATATTTTATGTATTTCATAAAATATATCATACCAATACAATAATTGCATTTCAAAGACCGATTAATTTAATTATCTAAAATATATAAAGCGTCACCCCATCCATGAATTGTCATATTAGTCAAAACTCGTTTAAAATTATATTGGGATAAAAAATTATCAATATCAGTAATTAATCCACAATTTTTATATAATTCTTTTTCATTAACTTCTAAATATAATGCTTTCGCATATTTGATAGAGTTAGTAGCACCTTTTAATGCCATAAGTTCTGCGCCTTGAATATCAAAATTCCAAAAATTATATTTAGACGCGTCAATATTATTTCTTTCAAAAAAAGTATCAATTGTAATACTTTTTTGTTTTATTTTATCTACATATACAACCCATGGATGTTCTTGTGAATGAGTTCCGAATTCTAATACACTTGAAGATTGAACGTTATTTGAAATATTAAATATAATTTCTTCATCGTTTTTATCTGTTATCACGGCATTATAGACGTTTGGTATTCCTTTATTTGTCGCTTCAGTAACTTTTGAAGGAATAGCATCAATCCATACAACATCTTCGGGTTTTAATCCTAAATCATTGTAAAATTGTAATTCTTCACACTCGTGTGCGCCTATATGAAAACAACCATTAATATTTATTTTCTTTGATAATAAAATTTTGTTAATTTCTTCAAAACTAATAAGCATTTTATATTTGTATATTTGTATTATAATATTTAATGTTAAACGCAAATACACCTAACGTGAAAATGTGTAATTATTCGTAATTTAAAATGACAATATTTATGATAGGCAAAATACGTTTGTAATATAAAATTAAATTCTTAAACTATTACATAAAAATGTTTAATAATTGTGATTCCAAAACAAATGGAGAAGAAAAATTTTTTATAGATATAAAAGATAAAATAAATGTTATTTTTGATGTAGGGTGTCGTCAAGATAGTGAATTTATCAATTTTAATGGAGAAGTTCATTACTTTGACCCTATAAATGTTTTTATAGAAAATTTAAAAAATCAAAAAAATATAAATAAAAAATCATATTTCAATAATTTTGGGTTGGGTAATGAAAACAATGAAATTTATTATTATCCTTTATATGAATCGTTTTATGATAGAACTAATAGTTGTGGAATGAGTAATGATTCTGATAAAATTTTATTATATATTAAAAAAGGAAAGGACTATGTTATTAATAACAATATTCAAACTATAGATTTTCTTAAAATAGATACAGAAGGTTTCGAATTGAATGTTTTAACAGGATTTGAGAATTTTTTAGAAAATATTAAAATAATACAGTTTGAATATGGTGAAACATTTTTGGATAATAATACAAAATTGATTGATGTAATAAACTATTTAGAAAATAAGAATTTTTATAAATTTTCATATTTAACTAATAATGGTCCTATACTTATAACAGACTTTAATGATCATTACCAATATTGTAATATAGTTTGTATAAATAAAAATAGCGACTTTGTCCCATTTTAAATCTTCAATAGATAGTGTAAATATACATAATAGCAACGATAATGATTTTGTAAGTATTCAATTGGTATATTAGAAAATATATAGATACTTAAACTAGTAAAGCCGAAACATTATCATCATTATCACAGCAAACATTCAAACGATTTTGAAAAGGATCCAACAAATTATCTATAAATGGATTTAATTTCAACGGATTCACTACCTCCCCTCTTGTATCTTTTTTGAACCATGTAAATTCTAAACAATAATATATCCAATATTTTTTACGAATTTCAGCATTGTTTATTTCTTGGTGAAACATTTGATCAATGATAGAAAAGGCGGATTTCAATAATAAAATCTCCTTTATCAAATCTTTTTTGATAGAAAATAAACGTATATATTTTGCTTCATCATTTGCATCCACATAACCCATATCATTTGCACTGCCCATAATTCGCCGACGATTCATATAACGTATCTCATTTTTAATATTTTTTAAACTTGTAATAATTTTTTTGCGATAATCATCTATTTTTTTTATGATTGAAAATATATTGGTATTATAAACAATTGGATACCGCATACGAATATCTCTCGGAATAATAAACTGATTCATTTCCTTTATTTCTGATATTTTTTTTTCAACCTCGTATAATTTTTTTGTCATTTCTTGTTCCAAATCTTTTTTGTAACTGTTTATTTTGACTTTCAATGCATTTTTCTCCTCCAAGGATACATGTGTTTTATATAAACTCTTTTCCATTTCACAATCACGAAATAATAAAATAGATCCGGATGTAAATATAACAGAACTTTGCAATTTATCATATTGATGAGCCGATGTTTTATGCGCTTCAGATGCTGCATCCAATTTAAAGTAATTCACCAAAGACAATAAAAAAGCAATAAATGCATTGATGGCAGATATTAACATATATCCCCATCCATAATTAGAAACAATAGAGGCTAAAACTGTTACACATGTAGATAATAAAATAGCTGGCATCATTAATTTATTTAATCGCTGATCACAATAATGTTTCGATTCCATGTATATAAGTTTTTGTCCCTTTAGATAACTTGCCAGTATATCAAGTGCGGATGAATATTTGTGATTGATATCTGAATAATATTTATCGATTTTGCTCTCAACATTTCTGTAATTCAATTTTTTATACCTATTTAGATTAATATAATTATTATCGTTTCTCCTGTCAGTACCATTTTCATTTTGAATACTATCACTGTCGCTGTCTGAAATATCACTATTACTTTCAGACATATGCGATACATCTATAATACATTTGTCATGGTTTTTTTTATCAAGACGTTTGTTGTTTTTTAAAATATTGAATGTATTTTTCAATAAATGAATATTGATGATACTTTCATCCGAAATATCATTTACTTCATTTAACTCTCTCAAATTATTTGAAGATTCAATATTTATCAAATCCATTCAATCTGTTTATATATTATTTATATAATCTTATTAGAATATATAATACATATAAAAAAATGCCAAATGCACCTTGGAAAGGATGGAAAAATGAAAAACCTGGATTTCATCAAAAAACAATGATGTTAAAAAGATGCGGTAAAAAATGCTTTTTAGGAAAAGGTACATCCTTCCCTATTTGTAAAAAAAACACATGCAAAGTTTCCAAAAAAGGAGTATATGCTGCATATGTACGTTCAAGACAATACAGAAAATCAAAAAAAAATAGAAATGTTACCAAAAAAGCGAGAAAACTTTTGAATAAAATGTAAAAAATAAAAAATTGATATTATTAGATTACCAAAATCATCTCAACAAATACCAATTACAATCCTATAATCCAATAATTAAAATAGATTATATTATATAATTTATCCATCTAATAAATTATATATCTTCTCTCTATCTGTCTGTCTATCTGTCTATCAGATCAATATGAATATATTTAATAATAAATACAATAACGAAAATGAAAAAGAAGATGATTGGGGGTGGTTTATTCGATTAGATTTGGATACTACCACATCAACCGTTCAAACCACAACATATAAAAAAGTAAATCACATATGTAAATCATTACAAACAATTGAAGAAAATCAAGAATATTATGAACCAATAAACAACAATAACACAAAATCAATCAAACTAAACACAAAGAAAACAAAATATGATTTTTTCAAAAATTTACTATTTTATGGATTATTCTATAATTATATATATTTGGATTACGGTTATAAATGTATCAATCTATTTTCATGCTATAAACATAAAACATGCAATTAAAAATAAAATTGAATCATGTACATCTATTGTATGATTTACTCTAGTAAAATAATCAACAACAAAATGTCACCATATGAAAAAAGAGAAACAATACAATGCATTGTGTATATCATTTTTATTATCATATTTATGAAACTAACATTGAATGCGTATAGAATGCTAGAATATTATGAGTCACTAGATAATTTACAATTAACAAAATAACATAACATAACATAACACAAATAAAAAATTCAAAAAAACTTCAATCTTCTATATAATAAATAATTGTTTATTCCACAACATGTATTTCCAAATAATTCACCTTTTGGATCAATTGTATAATTTTCATAAAATGGTGTATTTAAATTCGGATCAATAGTAGTAGGATATACACCACGAGGAAATGTTTCTATAACCGTAACCCCTTCCAAGTCTTCTTTTGTAATTAAATTAATATTTAATTTTGTATAATCAATGTCATCATTATAAATGCAACACTTAGTATTACATTTATTACGATAACAAAATTTTTTTCCACGTATTCTACAATTTTGACATGATGAATTAAAATTAAAATCATTAGCTAAATTGAATTTATTTTTATTAGTTTGAAGAATAGTACTAATAGATTTGTTTTTAATATAATCACTTGCATATAATTGAGGTTTCATTTTACCAAATGTTGGTTTCGCAGGTATGCAATTTGAATTAGACATGAATACAAAAGACACAAATAACAACAAATAACAATAAATAACAACAAATAACAACAAATAACAATTGTTAATATTATATATGATTATAATTTTTTTTATAAATTATAATCATAAAATGACAGATTATATATCATAAACAGTTTGAAACGATAAACAAAAACTAAAATCCATATTATTTAAATTCAATACTCTACCATATTCATCCAATAATTGAACATTTATTTTTTGAATATCGACTGGACCAAAATATTGTCTAGGGTAACTTATAACCGATAAATTATTCTGACTTGATGTGGTATTAAAACTACCAGGCTGTAAGGATATTCTTGCCAATATATTTTTATTCAATATGGAATTTGTAAAAGCACTGTAAAATCCATTATTAACATTGTTATTATAATCATCTATTACTAAGAATACATATTTTGGACCAGCTAAATTAATTAATCCCTCAGAAACATATGCGAAATTGTTTTCATAAGCACCATTTCTAAATCCCAACATCCACCCTAATTTTAAAGGTAAAGGTGTATCATCTGGATTTTCATCTACATTTAAATCAAATCGTAGAGAGAAATTAAATAATTCATCGTCCTTATTTACTCCCTTATTATCATTCAAATAACTAGAATTTATTCCTACAATGGTCTGTCCTGACCCACTAAACCCTAGTATCAGTGATTCGGATGTTGATATAGTAGTAATATTATTAGTAAAATAAATATATTTCAAATATTTTTTGTCTTTAAATACAACGCTTATATAATTATTTATATATTGAATTAGATCAGCAAATGTATAATTTCCAGTGGGTATAACAACCGTTCCCACCTCGAGTATTTCTCCAACATTTACAATAATAGTAAAAAAATTGTTTCCCATTTGTTTTGATATATTCATAAATGAATTAGGAATTTCAAAAGCCGTCATTTCCATTGTTAGTATAGATGATAACTTAATAGGTAAATCAAGTTGAAAATTGGTAGATGAACTCCCATAATAATTATCTCTAAATCGAGTATCTATATTCAGGGTATTACGAATAGTAGTTTGTTTAATAGGATTTATCGTACCTTTAACAAAATTATTTACATATGCGTTAGCATAATGATGTGTATTTTGCTCTTGAACAACATGATATCCACCAGATTCAAATACATTTATCGGTTTTAATTTAAAATCAGCATTATAGACATCTTCTAAAACTTCTATATCATTTTTAAAAGTTTCGTGAATGGACGATAATATAACATTTTTGGCATTTTCTATAAAAGAAAAAATTTGTGCTTTTTTATCTTCTGGAATGGAAATATTCATAATCATATTTTTTTTCATTGTAAATTCCTTTTCATCTAAAAGATCTTTATTATAAACAGAAGGTAATTCAAATAGATCTTCCAATTCTTTTTTATTATAGTTATTAATGTTGAGATCAAAATTCATTCTTTTTACTACTATTATACAATAATACAATAAATAGTTTTATATTTTTTACCCTTTTACCCTTTTTACCCTTTTTACCCTTTTTATAACCACCACCAAAACACCAAAAACCACATCCAACCAGTAAAAACAAACAACAACAACAACAAACAACAAACAACAAACAACAAACAACAAACAACAAACAACAAACAAAAAAGGGATTTTTGTGTGTTTATTTAATTAAAATTACAAATATAAATACAAAACCTATCTATCTAACAAATTACACGTGAGAACATATCATCACTGCTATCATCATCACTGTCGCTACTACATTCAATTAAATCAGGAATATCATCATCACTAATAAATGCGGTATTTAATCGATCATCTTCTTGATCTACAATTCCATTATCTGTATCATTATCATCATCATTTTTCCACAATGTGTGAGTTCTGGTAGATACAGAACTCACTTTGTTAGCGATACAAATGCTCTTTAATTCTAAATCAGCAATTTGATTTCTCATGATATCCATTTCGGATTGTTGATCCGCGATTTTCTTTTCCATTTCACTAATCATGACAGCCAACTGATGAATATTCAATTTTGTTTTTGGAATAGGATTTTTATTGGGTAATAATAACCAAAAACTGTTAGAATTGCTTTGAGATAGAGAATAATAAAATTTGTAAGATCCCTTGTTTGTAATATCCCAAAATGCAATTGAAGCGTTATTCGAATTGTACCAATTATTTACATGAATAAATGCGTGACAAACATTTGTCTTTTCTGGAATTTCGACAAAATCAACACGTGATACATTACAAATATTGTAATAATCAAATGTACTGATAACATCTTTTTCAGTGAAACGTGAATCGACGAATGGAATATAAATACTGGTCATTGGTGACATATTTGACATGTTTGATATGTTTGATATTTTATATTTAAAAATACAAATTAGTAAAATACAAGAATGGCCGAAAATAGTAAAATAAAGCCGAAATAATAAATTATTATAAAGTTGTTAATTGTTAATTGTTAATTGTTAATTGTTGTTAAATACCGTAACCAAACAACAATAAATCGTAATCAATTTTTTTTATATAACACCAAAATCACAAATCACTTAAATTTTTTAATTTACAATCGTTTTACAATCGTTTTCTTTGCCCTAAATAACCTGCTGCAGTTCTACCCACCATTCCGTACGCACTATGTGGTTTATAAATATAATTCTTACTATAAGTATAACATAATGTATTATTGCAATTGTTATACTGTGCATTATATGGTAACAATGTAGTGTCAAACATGGTTTTAAAATATCCAGAACGATTATTTAAATTGGATGGATATGCAATTTGAGGAGAAGAATTAAAATATAGAATAGATAAACTTGACATTTCTTTTATAATACGTAATGAAAAAATATTTATTTTCCACAAGAACTGCATCCAGAGTTTTTAATATTACTTATTTTATCAATCATAGATCCTTGTCCAAATGCTTTTTTAGATCCACCAATACTTCCTACGCCGTTAAGGACACCAACAGTTGTAGTGGGACCAACCGATCCAATCGGTTGAACTTGCATATTACTATAATATGTAGGTCTTGCATTTACTGACAAAACCATATTCATTTTTTTTGTGCTAGTGCTAAATGGCATTGTATATACTTATAAATATATTTTATTTAATTTTATTTATAATAAATTTTCAAAAATATCAAATTCTAAACAAACTAACCCTAACCCTAACCATAACCCTAACCCTAATATACCAGTTATATGTATCTACTAAATATTACTCAATCCAGTAACATTATCATATTTTAATGAGCATTCTCGTAAAACACCATCTTCATCATAATATTTTACTGACAATACATTTTCGTTTGCACATGATTCTACACATTTGCAATTATCACCATTGTCAGTTTTAATCTCTTTATCTGAATATATATCATAATAATTCAATTTCATTTGTTTTTTCTCCTCGTTATGATGAAATTCTACTAAATATTCTGTATTACTATCATGAATGTTTTCAATAATAGTTCCATTTATCAACAAATTATCATACATAAAATAAACTTTATCATGTATGTTATAAACGTGTTTGTATATACTATTTTTATAAGGATCGACCAATACAACATTTGTATCTAAATAAACACTTTTTTGAATAGCATCATTATCATTTGAAGGAGTTAGAGGACAATTACATCCATTAATAATATTCAATTTTGTTGTTTTACCACCGTAAATAGGGAATGCTCTATTAAATACGTAATTTTTCAAGCCAAATCCAAAATCGTAAGGAATAGTTCCACGTCTTAAAACAGATTTGCCTTTTAGTCTATTTAAATAACGATCATATGAATTATGTTTAATATCGCATCCAACTCCACCAGGCGACATAGCACCAGGTTGTAATCTTGTAATTGTATTTCTTGTACTACTAGAATGATATGTAGTACCAGTAGCATTCGATTTTTGTACGCTTGGAATAGCACGATCACTCATTTGATTCCAATTAACTTTATGTAAGGCATTTTCTGGTTTTTGGTAAGCAGACAAAGATCCTAAATTCATAGTGTATAAAGATGATGGAACACGCACAGTGTTTTGTATTATTTTTTGTCGTTGATATTGATTTGCAGGAGTGTTGGATGTTAAATTTGTATCACAACTACTGCAACGATAATAATTTTTTGGATAATTATCATATAACGATAAACAATTATAATTGTTAGTAATTAAATCTGTTCTAGAAAGTTCCAGTTCCATTGTCTTCTTTACCTAATGTATTATTTTTACTATAATTAGTATATATTATTTTTATTAACACTGGACAATAACATATATCAATAAAATTGATCTTATTTTATTGTTTTTATTTATGATTAAATCAATTAACAAGATAACAACATAACAACATAACAACATAATAACATAACAATGTCGTCCGCAATTCAATTTCAGAATTTATACGGATATCAAATAGCTAATATATTAGAAAAAGAAATGCGAAAACAAAGCAAAAAAAACGACATAGATTATCGTTACAATAACAACAGTCACTTTATTTGTAATAATTGTCATAAAACATACAAGAATAAATTACATTATGACAAGCATTGTTTGTTATGCGAACTTTCAAAAGAGAACACGATAGAATCAGAAACAGCGCATCCGGTAGATACAAAAATAAATGACTGTTTATTAATAGAACTATTAAAAGATTTATTAATAAAGTACAATAAATTATCCAATGAAATGAGTGAAATAAAAAAATGGATGTCAAAAGAAAAAAAACAAATAAATATACTCGATTGGTTAAACCATCACAACCCGGTTGAATTTCAAGCTATTACATCATTTGATGGATTTATAAATAATTTTATGATATCAGAAGAATATATCAAAAAAATTACAACCAATAACATACTCGACGTTTATTTATATTCAATAGAAGATTTATTTTCAAATGACATACATACACAAGATGTAACAAGTTCTACAACAAATCCCATAATATCATCATCCTATATGCCTATTTGTTGTTTTAATCAAAAAGCAAATGTATTTTATATATACACTGAAATAATCAACAAATCCTCATCAACCGAATTTCATTGGAGAGAAGCCACTAACGAAGATTTACTTCGAATTTTTAATAAAATAAAAAATAAATTAATAACAGAATTATGCAAATGGAATGAATTTCAACAAAATCGAATAGCAGAAACAAACCCAAACCACAATCAATACAACAATTCAAAAGAAAAATTGGATGAAATATTCAATAAATCAATATTAAAATTAATGACAGATTTATCCAACAACAGTATATTTCAAAAATTAAAAAACAAATTATATCATAAATTAAAAACAGACATCAAACAATATGTCGAGTATGAATTCAAATTTACTCCGACAAATTAAAAGTCGTCTTAAATTCATTGGGTTCCATAACACTAACACCTACTTTTTCAGCCTGTAAAACTTTGCCCGTTTTATCATCTTTATCTTTTGTTACTACCACAAATGTATTTTTACTTACACTACTACCTATTTTACCGCCCAATTTTTTTATCATTTTTTCCAAATTATCATCTCTAAATCCAGTAAATACAACTGTTTTACCATACAATGGGTGATTAATATCCACGTCAACCTTCCCATTTCCCTCACCCTCCCCCATACCATTACCATCCGATTCAAGTTTATATTCCAATCCACATTCTTTCAAAAATCCAACAAACATTCCAATCTTTGAAACAAATAATTCAGCTGTTTTTTCTGCAATTCCCTTTACCTTTTTAACCATTTCTATTTTTTTATTCAACTCATCGTTACTTGTCTCCGATCCAACTTCATTCAAAATATTCGGATACATTTCCATGATAGGCTCTATTTTTTTTTCACTGATTCCTCTTCCAAAAATATTAGAGGATGCCATCAAAGTAATCAATGTCGCTTCTTTCAGCTTGGTCTGAATACTATCATGAATTTTATTTGCCAATTTTCCTTTGAAACCTTCTACTTTCAAGAAATCATCCACAGACATTTTAATAATCTTTGAAACACTATCATACCCAGCAGATATAATACGTTCAACATTTCCGGATTTTAATCCATCTACACCAATTCCTTTGAAAAAACCAGTAATGTTTTTCTCTCGAACAGTAGGATCATTTTCAACATTTTCAAGAATAATATCAATATGAGTATCATTCCATTTATAAGATTCCTCTGGCATTTTCGCCTTTTCTGCTGGTTGCGTAACACTTTTAATATGAGGAATCACATCACCGCTTCGAATAATTTCTATAACCGCACCAATACCTATTTTATTTTGTTCAATAAATGCACCGTTAAATCCTGTAGCATAATTTATTTCTACGCCACCTAATTTAATGGGTTCTATTCTTACACGTGGTTTCAAATATCCGTCTTTACTAGGTGTCCATATTACATCAATCACTCTTGATTCAGCAATTTGATCGGATAAAACCATTTTGAAAGCAAATGAATGTTCTGGGTTGCCCGTTTTTCTAGGATATATTTTATCATCCGTTACAATAACACCATCAATTTCATAATCATATGTATTACGCCATTCAATCAAATAATTCGACAACATTTCATTTGTCACATCTTTCTCTCGTGTAAATAAAACAACATCAGTATTCATTTTGGTTAAACGTTCCATCTGTTCATATGGTTTATATTCTGGTTTTATAAATTCATACGCAACAAAATGAACATCCTTTATTTTTTCATCCACGGAAATACGGTTAATGATTCCAGATACCAAATTTCTAGCGTTGGCGAATTTTCCTTTATATTTCATGTCAAATATATTTTTCGGAATAATAAATTCACCACGAATTGCCAATCCTTTTTCTTTTGGTAGTCGTAAATAAGGTATAAAATGACTCACATCTTGACCAATTTTGCCATCTCCGCGGGTATATAATTTGGGTTTCTCTCCTTCTGTTACGTAGAGACCACTTACACCGTCTAATTTGCAAGATAATACATAAGGCCCCTTATATTTTTGTTTCCAACTTTCCAACTCATTCGTATCAGGTTTTCTTTTATCCATCGAACCCATAGAATATGGTAATACTGCTTTGTTCTTTTCAACTGATACAGGTGCTCCAATATCTTTTAATATTGGATTATTAGGATATTTCATTTCCATGTAATCATGAATAATATCATATTCATTATCTGTCATAATAGGTTCCATATTTCTATATGCATTATTTGTATAATCCAAAACATCTTGCAGTTGTTTTTCAGAAAGAGATTCCACGACGCTAATACCATTTTTCTTGAATCTCTCCACCACATCTATAACAAAATCCTTATCGAGTTCAACCGTGTTCCCCACCACTACTTCATTAACTAGCATTTTTGATTTTCTAGTTTGCGTCTTTTTTTTAGGAACTAGTTTTTTTTCAGCAAGTGCAACATGACCTTCAATTGTTATTTTTTTGGGTTCTTGTTTTTTCATTTCAAATACTGATATATCATTCATGTTATCAACACCAACACCAACACCAACACCAATTTTTTTATTACTATTATGCATTAAAATATCAGAAACAGAACCAATACCAACATCAAAACCTACAACTGAACGTCCATCAATTCTCTCCACAGGAGTTTTATATTGTAATCCTAAAAAGTCAAATATATCTTTCTCATCCTTAAAATCATGATCAACTAACCCGCCTTTTTTCTTGTCCTGAAATTTATACATTCCATGTTCATTCATTGTATAACCTTTTTGAACAGCAACATGTCTCATAGCAGTATTAAAGTATTTACTACCCGTAAAATACAATACTGCAAATGGATATTCTTTTTCTGTAGAGTACAAGAAATCAACACGACGAAATTCCATACCAGGTAATTGTGTTATCACCAAAGATTTGGTTGGACCTCTCGAGAGAATCTCGACTACCACCTTCTCCTCCAATAATTTATCAATAAATTTATCAAAAACACTACTATTTTTTGAAGTGATGATAACATCAATATCTCCAGAGGATTGAGCGCCTCTTCTGTAACTACCTACTATTTCAAATTTTGCCCCATCCGCAGAACCAACACCAACACTACCAATAGCATAATCAAATGCCTTGCCAAAATAAACAGCATATTTATCGATTTCACTTCTGGGAATACGTTTTTGTATATCTTCATAATATTTCAAACCAATAATTTGTTTATCATTTAATAATTCAATTTGATTTTCTTTCAACTGTTGAATTGTGGTAACACCCTTTTCTACTAATTCTTTTGCTTTTTTTGGTCCGACACCATAGATTTGCGTAAATATATTGACAGGATTGTTTTTCTCTCGTTCAATAACCTTCAATGTACCTGTTTCTACATACTCTTTGAATTTTTCCATAATTGTAGCACCTATACCAGGTTTTCCTTTTAATTGTTCCACGTTTGTAATATCGTCTAAATAATTGACAACTGTTTCTTCTGCCTTTTTATATGCACGGGCTCTATGAACTTCACCTTGTGACATCATAATGTTATAAAGTTGTTCTAAAATGTCAATAAACTCTTCATTATATCGATGTGGCAAAGCAACCCCAACATCAACCCCAACCCCAACAATTTTCTCTCCATTAGGCATTTGATCTGTTAATTTCATGTTTATTTTTTCTAGTGATAGTGGTATAGATACAGGTTCTTCTTGGGATAATTTTATATTGCTTTTTGGAACAACTTCTTCTTCTTCAACAACTATAATAGGTTTTTTTCTTATTTTTCTTGTTTTTCTTGTTTTGGTACCCTCAATTTCTAATTTGACCTTTTTTTGAGTAATTTTTTTAGCTGTTGTTTCTGCCTTTACCTCTTTCTTTGCTTCTGCCTTTACCTCTTTCTTTGCTTCTGTCTTTACCTCTTTCTTTGCTTCTGCCTTTACCTCTTTCTTTGCTTGTTTCTTTGTAGATTTTTTAAACAAATTCTTCAACTTTTTTTTCAAGTTAAAATTTTTTATTCTTGTATTTGCTGATTTAATAGAAGAATTGGATGACGATGATATGGAATGAGATACTGTAGATATTGATAACGGTTTAGTTTTATGTTGTTGTTGTTGTGAAATTGATCTGGTGGAAGAATCCGAAATCGTTTTCATTTTTTTATTTTTTATGGTTTTATTCATTTTATATTTAATTTATAAAATAAATTATAAAACATGTTGTTTATTTATTTATTGGTGTATGGTAAGGGTCCAGGACCAGCAAAACGAAATAATTTGTTCATATTTGCTGGAGATTGACCTCTATTTGCACCAGAAATATTAATATTTGAATTTGAAAACATCAATTTTTTTGATTTTATTTTTTGCATACGAAGTTTTTCATTTCGATCATTAATTAGCTTTATTAAAACCGCTTTTTTATAATCTTCGCGACTAATTTGTCCAGATAATAATAAATTTTTTAACTCGGAAACATCATCCATAGGTTGATCATTTTGTTTATATTTTTGAAAATATTTATTATAAATATAACTATTGTTGTTCATTGTATTCGCGCTTATATTTGAAACAGGACGAGGTACTTGTTGTTGTCTTTGTAGTGGTGGTTGTTGTCGGTGATTCAATAATTGTGGTGGTTCTACCATATCCCCATAATTGTTACCTATAGAATCATCTTTAATCATACATAGATTACCATTTTGAACACGCATACACATTGAAGCCAACATATCATCGTATGTTAGTGGTTTATTATTGTTAAATTTGTCATAATTCTCTCCAGATCCAGATGGGTAATAATTATCATCAATTTGAAATGAAATGGATTCATTCTGATTAACATTATTTAAATTCTGATTTTTTGGCATATTTTATTATATAATTATAATGTATAAAATAAAACAAATAGTTTTACTAATATGAATATGAATAATAATTATAAAATTAAAAATATAGGAAAAACAAAAACATTGATATATAATGGTACAAAATCACCAAAAAAGAATGATATAGAATGGTCGATAGATTATGATAATAAAAATGGTGTTGATCTAAATGTTAATATGGATAATAATGGTGATAAGAGTCATTATCATCAATATTTAACTAATTCTGAATTAGAAGAATTACTAAAAATACCAGTAGTAGATAAGTCTATACATCAAAGATTATTAGAAGACTTTGATCCATATACCACAACCAACTTCAACAACAACAGCAACAGCAATAACCTAGATTTAATAACATATCCTCGGACAGAACCACAATATTCATACCCGTACCCATACTCAGATAAAATGCAAAATGATATAATGCAGTATAATCAATTACCTATTATTTTTCAAAGATCTTCAGAATTAACTAAAAAATCACGACCCAAGGTGATCAAAATAAAAATATATACAAAAAAACATAAAAAACACAATAGTCGCAGTAGAAGTAGAAGTAGTAGTAGTCGTAGTCGCAGTAGAAGTAGTAGTAGTCGTAGTCGCAGTAGAAGTAGTCGCACAAATAACACCAGTAAAACCACGTAATTTTAAACATTTGCTAATATTATTTTTTCATTGTCTGAGTGACTTCTCTCGCGTTTAAATTTATTGTATATTATAACACATGATTTGTCAATTTGTTTAAGGTAATATTTAGATGCATAAATCAACTTACATATAATTTCATCTTCATATATACATTCAATATTTATTCCATAAATCTTTTTTACCGATTTAATAAAATTGGCACAATCGAAAATATTTTCATCATTAAATGCCACTACAATTATGTAGTGGTTTCTTGGGAATTTATGTGTATTTTCATACTCACAATTATAATAATAATAGTGATCACAATTGTAGTCTAGAGCTAAATTAGTAATTTCCGATTTGAGATCTGACACGTTATTATGCTTTGTCAAATCAAACGAAATTTCTATATTATAACCCATATATAAATTCTAAACATTATAAAATAGTCAAAAAATTTATAATGTTTTCGAATATTTTTTAGAAAATACAAAATACAAAATACAAAATATAAAATACAAAATACAAAATACAAAATACAAAATACAAAATATAAAATATAAAATAATAGTATTAAAACGTAATAATAGCAAAGTAACAAACAACGATATGAATTATAAATTTTTAAAATTTGGAGGTATAAATAAATCCGTAACCAATAACTATACAATGAATAATTTTTGCAATAGTGATAATCTGACAGTTCCTAATATATTAGGAAATACACTATCAAAAATAATTAGTATAAGTAATTTGGATATTAGTAATAATTCAATTGTTAATATATCAGGAATTTATTTTTATAATGGAGGATTTATTCTAGAAAATATTGATGCATTTGATAACGTATCCGTTACAGGTAATTTAACTGTAGGTAACAATGCGATTTTAAACAATGTGATTGCACAAAATGTAGAAGTAAATTCTTTAACTGTAGATAGTTTGACTTTTGGTAGTATTCCATATAAACAAACAACACCATTTTATCCCTTGCATGAAACAAATACAGAAATAGATCAACCCAGTATATACTTTATAAATAATTATGGTCAAATTTTGAATATGCTTAATGGTGCTGTACCAGGTCCTACAGGACCTACTGGAGCTGCTGGTCCCAGAGGACCTACTGGAGCTATTGGTCCCAGAGGACCTACTGGACCTAATGGAGCTACCGGATCTACAGGAGCTACAGGACCTACTGGAGCTACCGGATCTACTGGACCTACGGGACCCACAGGACCGAGAGGACCTACTGGACCTACGGGCTCAACGGGATCTACAGGACCTACTGGACCTACGGGATCAACCGGACCTACGGGACCGACAGGACCTACTGGAGCTACCGGATATACAGGACCTACAGGACCTACTGGAGCTACCGGATATACAGGACCTACAGGACCTACTGGACCTACTGGACCTACTGGACCTACAGGACATACAGGACCTACTGGAGATACGGGACATACAGGACCTACAGGATCTAGTATTTGGTCAATTGGAACAACGGGATCAACTGGAATATTCTATAATGGAAATGTGGGTATTAATAAAACCATACCTATTTATTCATTGGATGTTTCGGGAAGTGTAAATATCAAGACACCACCACCACCACAACCAGTAACCAATTATTTATATACAAGTAATACAGATGTTCATGGATATACATATTATGTCTTTGGAAACACTAGTAACACTGGTACCACTGGCACGATTCAATTTTCAAGTCCTACTATTGTTAATTATTTGGTTGTAGGAGGTGGCGGTGGCGGAAATCCTAATAGTCCATCATCATCATCTCCTAGTGGTGGTGGCGGGGGTGGTGTTACTGGAGGATCTTTTACAGCAGGACAAAATACAACTTATAATATTAGTGTTGGCGTTGGTGGTCCTCCAAATCAAAATTATCCAAATTGTGTAGGTGGATCATCCTCTATAATTGGTGGTGCAATAAACATAATTGCATACGGTGGAAATACTGGAACTGGTAATGGAACAACAGGTGGCTATCCTGGAGGTGGATCAAATACAACTGGTTATGGTGGAAATTTCATTGGAAATGGTAGTACCGGGTTTTACAATTCTTTTTATTATGATTCAATTACAAATTCTATTCAAACTGGAAATTGGTATTATGGTTCTGGTGGTGGTGGTGGTAGTCAAGGTATTAGTGGTGGTGGTGGTGGTGGGGGTGGTAATCAAGCAACAACCCAAAGTGGTGGTGGAACAGGTGGATGTTCTCCACGTGGCGGTGGTGGTATTTATAATGGAAATTTATCTAACAGTGGAGGAATAGCGGGAATGAATTTATTTGGAGGAGGTGGTGGTGGTGGCCAGGGTGGTGGAGAATATGGTGGTTCAGGTGTCGTAATATTGTGGTTTCAAACACCATCCAATATTTCTCTAACAGCAAATGGAATCATTCAGGCACAAGGGTTTTACGCAACATCGGACTACAGAATTAAAGAAAATCTAATTCCGTTGGATGAATATCCAGATCCTCAATACTACACAGTTGATAATCTGCAACCGTTAATTTATAAAAATAAATTAACAAATCAAACAAATATGGGTTTAATCGCTCATCAAATACAAGATATTTTTCCTTTTTTAGTTTTAGGAAATAAAGATGATACATCGTACCAATCAATTAATTATATTGGATTAATACCGTTATTAATTTATGAATTAAAAAAATTAAAACAGGAGTGTTTGCAACAAGAAAAAGAATTGAACTATTTCTCAATATAAAAACAAAAAACAATAATATAAAACAATAGTATAAATATATGATTTATGAGTAGTTTTAGAAGATTAGGTGGTATCAATTACGCATCAAAGAAAAATATAGTAAGAAATAATGTGTCGAATACAAAAAATCTCAATATAATAAATTTAATTGGAGACGATAAAAATGAACATAATTCAAGAATATTATCAGACAGTCATTTAGATATTAGTAACAATTCAATAATAAACGTTAATGCTATTTATTTTTCAAACGGAAATAGTATTCAAGGAACAACCAATAATTTTACGAATATGATTGTAAATAATGAATTAAGTGTTGGAGGTGATACCAATTTAAATAATGCGATGATGAAATCCTTGGTAATAAATAATAATTTATCTATTCAAAATTCTATTGTTTTTTCTGGTGATAAATTGAATATTCAAAATAATCCGTTTTATCAATTAAAACCGAGTGTAGCGGGAACATATTCATATCCAACACATATTGAATACAATACTTTTGGACAAATAACTGCTATACAATCGGGATCAACTGGTTTTGCTTACGGAGTTACTGGTCCAACAGGACATGTTGGAAATATTGGACCGACTGGTCCTACTGGAGACACAGGTGAATCTGGATCAACTGGTTTAACTGGACAAACTGGACCTAGTGGACCTACTGGACCTACTGGATCTACTGGACCTACTGGACCTACTGGATACACAGGCTACACCGGATACACAGGCTACACTGGACCCACTGGACCGACAGGATCTACCGGTCCTACTGGACCTACTGGATATACTGGATACACCGGGTACACAGGCTACACTGGACCCACTGGAATAACAGGAAATACGGGTCCAACAGGTCCAACAGGCTCAACGGGCTCAACGGGAGTCACTGGATCAACTGGAGCTACTGGAGACACAGGAAAAAAAGGACCATATGGACCGACTGGAAAATATAATGATTATTGGTTACCAATTCCTCCTCCATATAATACAACTATACATTACGAAGGAAATGTGGGTATTTTTAATTCATCGCCTCAGTTTTCATTAGATATTTTGGGTAATGTAAATATTAATACATCAACCGGATCTTCACCATTTATTTCTTTAATTGCAAATGGAATTATTCAAGCAAGTCAATTTGATTCATATTCTGACTACAGAATAAAAGAAAATCCAATTCCTATCAATCAATATTCACATAATCTTACAATCGATAATTTAAAACCATATTTATACCATAATAAATTAACAAACCAAATGAATTTGGGTTTAATAGCACATGAAGTTCAGGAATTTTTTCCTTTTTTAGTGAAAGGAAATAAAGATGATTTAACACATCAATCAATCAATTATATTGGATTAATACCTTTATTAATTCACGAAATAAATGAATTAAAAATGCGATATGATAAAATAGAAAACATTGTGTAATAAAACATTCAGAACATTCAGAATATTCAAGTAAATTTATTATATAGAACATATAATATACGTATTATATGAGTTTTAGAAAATTTGGTGGTATCCAAAATAATGCATCGAATAATATTATTAGAAATCATTATTCGAATATAAATAATTATACTATTTCAAATTATATTGGTGAAATTAATTCAAAAATAGATGTATATTGTAACATTGATTTGAGTAATAATTCAATTATAAATGTGAATAAAATTTATTTTACAGACGGTACAATACTATCAGGATTAAATGATACTTTTCAAACATTAAATATATCAAATAATTTAGAAGTTCAAGGTCTTAGTAGTTTAAATAATTTAAAAATATCAGCCCCCCTTGTAGTATCCAGTGTAACTGTTTCAAATTTATCATTTTCATCTTCGTCACAAATACAATCAACTCCTTTTTACGAGTTAGATCCATCATTAAATGGTATATATACTGGTCCTGTATCTGTAACTGTGAATACATTTGGACAAATTACGTCTATAACAGATGGTGGAATCATTGGTGATACAGGTCCTACGGGTCCAACTGGACCCTCGATTAGAGGAGCAATAGGACCAACTGGATCTACTGGATCTAAAGGAGCTATTGGAGTTATTGGACTCATTGGAGTCATAGGACAAATAGGATATAGTGGTCCATCCGGACCCATTGGACAAACCGGAGCCACAGGACCCACTGGAACTACGGGCTCAACGGGACCTACGGGATATACTGGTCCTACAGGACCTACTGGACCTACTGGATATACTGGACCTACCGGATATACCGGACCTACCGGATATACTGGAGTTACAGGACCTACTGGACATACCGGACCTACAGGACATACAGGACATACTGGACATACTGGACCTACCGGATATACTGGACCTACTGGACCTACTGGATTAACTGGACCAAATAGTTATTGGTCATATAGCAATGGAATAACCGGTATATATTATAATAATGGAAATGTGGGAATTAACACTACAACACCTCAATACTCATTGGATATAAGTGGTAATATGAATATTTATACTCTACTACCACCAGTAGTAACCAATTATTTATATACAACAGGTTTAAGTGGCTATACATATTATGTTTTTGGAAATACTGCTAATGTTGGTACCACTGGCACGATTCAATTTTCAAGTCCTACTACTGTTAATTATCTGGTTGTAGGTGGAGGAGGTGGTGGAAATGCAAATTCCACAACCAATCCTACAGGAGGAGGAGGAGGAGGCGTAGAAACTGGTGCATTTATATGTCAATCCGTAACATACAATATCACGGTTGGCGCTGGTAGTAATGGAAGTCAAAATTATCCAAATTGTGTAGGCGGATCATCCTCTATAATTGATGGATCTACAAATATAATTGCTCATGGTGGAAATACGGGAACGACCACTGCAACAGGTGGTAATCCAGGTGGAGGTTATAATACGACCGGATATGGTGGTAATTTTATTAATTTTGCTGGTCAGGATGGAGATGCTGGGTTTGATACTTTTAATTTAAATACACCATTTTACTATGATTCTATTTCACAATCTATAGTATTTTCCAGTTGGTATTATGGTTCGGGTGGTGGTGGAAGTTTTCAAACTGTACAGTCAGGTGGTGGTGGTGGTAATCCAAACACACCCTCAGGTAACCAAGGGTGTTATTCATATGGTGGAGGTGGTATTGCTGGTAACAATACTAGTGACACCGTAGGAGTAAACGGAATGAATTTATTTGGTGGAGGAGGAGGTGGAGGAGGTGGTGGAGGAGGTCCAGGTGGTTCAGGTGTTGTAATATTGTGGTATCAAACCATACCAACAAGTCCATCCCTAACAGCAAATGGTATTATTCAAGCAACACAATTCAATACCACATCGGATTATAGAATTAAAGAAAATCCTATTCCATTAGAACAAACACCGAATTACAAAATCGATAATTTAACGTCTTATGTCTACAAAAATAAAATGTCAAACCAGTTAAACATTGGGTTAATCGCTCATGAAGTTCAAGAATATTTCCCTTTTTTAGTTTCTGGAAATAAAGATGATCCTGTGTATCAATCCGTCAATTATATCGGATTCATCCCACTATTAATACACGAAATAAAATTATTAAAAGAACGATCCAAAAGAAACAAAGATAAAATTGAAACATATAAGAAAAAATTGATTACATAATATAAATCACATATACCACATACACTACACCATATCAATAAAAACACAAAATGGAAACTTCAAAACTATTGCCTACTCTTTCTAAAATAAACGCGCATCCGCGTGATAAAAACATTGAATTTTATGAACCTACACATAAATACACTATATTATCCGATGCGGATTCAAATTATACGTCTGTAACTACATGGAATCATTCCCATTTTCCACATTTTGATTCGGATAAAATAATCGAAAAAATGATGAAAGGTAAAAATTGGAACTCAACGCATAAATATTGGGGAATGACAGCAGAAGAAATAAAGAAAAAATGGTCCGACAATGGTGCTTCTGTTTCTTCATCAGGAACAGATATGCATTTTCAGATAGAATGTTTTATGAATAATTATGTAATCGACGAAAAATTACATAATTATACACATGATGATTTATTAAGTCAATATTCCCCAACCACAGACCAACCACCTACACTAGAATGGCGATATTTTCTGGAATTTGTAAAAGACCATCCATCCTTTCGCCCTTATAGAACAGAATGGACTATTTATGATGAAGACTTAAAATTAGCGGGTTCAATCGATATGGTTTATGAAAATCCAGATGGTTCGCTTATGATTTATGATTGGAAACGATGTAAAGATATATCTACCATTAACAAATTTAACAAATATGCTGTTACACCTTGTATATGCCAGTATCCTGATTCTAATTTTTGGCATTATGCTCTTCAATTAAATACATACAAAGCGATTTTAGAATCAAAATATGGTAAAAAAGTAACAAAATTGTGTTTAGTGCGTTTGCATCCAGATTCAGAAGAACAAACATATGAATTAATAGAATTACCAGATTTATCGAATGATATCAAAACACTCTTTGAATTAAGAAAACGTGAGTTGTTTAATGAAAAACAAAAATACATAAACGAAAAATTATATCTCAATTATAAAGTTTGTTTGTAATCAACAAAACTGCAAAACGATTTAAAAATTAAATGATATATACCTACATAACAACCCGTAACATATACTACATAATGGATGTATTTCATATTTTCTATAAAAATATACCAGTATTTTTATCGATTCAAGTATTGATAACATTTTTCTTTTTGTATAAATCAATCCTAACCATGTCAAAAAATAATATTATTACGTTTGATTTTCAACATGAAACTGAAAATGCAACTACAAATGCAATAGAAAAAAAACCTATAAAATATGATGATAAATACAAAAATGAATATTTAAAATTGGATTTCAGACAATTGACTAGTAGCGAAAAAGAAAGTTTAAAAAATAATTTCGTAATGGAGACAACCCCACTAGGTAATGTGATAATGTATTATAATAATGATAAAAATGGGTTTGTTTATTATAGTGATAGTACAATGCCATATCGATTTTTAGAAACTGTAGCTAGGAAATATATAACAACCTTTCAATGTAAAGATACTAGTATTTATCTTGATGAAATTGATGAAATTGATGAAATTGATGAAAAAATACCACTAGAAAAATGTAAAGAAATTCCATCTGATTTGCAAGGTAATAAAATGACTGGTAGCAATACTACAAATAAAAACAAAAATGTATTTGCAAAATTTAAAAATTATAATCATCCAAACTCGATACCATCTACAAGTATGATTGCAAAAAAGAATCCAAATAAAAACACAACACAATCAATAAAAGAAGTAAAAGAAAATAAAAATAAATACATATCGGAGGGTAAAATAATAAATTTTTCTTTTATCAAAAAAATAGATAAAAAACAAATAATAAAACGATTGAATATGACATTTGCAGAATTTAAAAAAATGCAACAGGAATCTAAAAATAAAACCTCATTATAATACAATAACATTACAAAAATGAAATCAAATAAAAAAACAAAAAAAAGAAGAACTCAATATTATAGAACCAGACAATATAAAAATATATATAATAAAACAAAAAATAAAAAGCAATATGGCGGTAATGATCCAAATAGTCTAATTAACCACGTGAATAATAAATTATACGAATTAAATAACAATATACAAAATGTGCAAATGAATACTTCATCTAATCCGGATTCTCAATTACCAGGTGATGGTGTTGTTGAAGATGTAAAAAATTCGGGTGATACTAATACTCCTATTGGTAGAGCAATTGAAAAAACTTTTGGTACAGATGATACCGATGAAGCAGGTCAATCCGATCAATCCGCCCAACCAGCTCAACCGGATCAGCTTCAAAAATATTTAGAATATATTCAAGCAAATCCAACTTTTATACAATCCACATTATCCAATGTAGTAGTTAAACCAACAGCTTATTTAATACGTGAATTGGGTAGTTTGTTAAATATAGAAATGAATAATCCTGATAAATTAAAAACACAATTAGATGAGATGGCGAATTCAATACAAGATCCAGTAGAGAGAAATAAAGTACTAAATTATAACGCTCAAGTTTTAGCAGTTTATTTGAGTGCATCAAAACCATCAATCGACATTATTTCAGGTATATTTTCACAAGAAGTTAGTCAAATATTGAGTGATATAATTTACAATATGTCAATGTCTGTTCAAAATATGATTCCGGGACTAGGTTTGCTTAATGATATTCCTCAAATGTTAATCTCTATTGTACAAGCGATGACAACATTAGCTCAACTTACTAGTACGGGAGCTACATCTACGCAACAAAACATACAAGAATTAAATAAATCTATTATGAATGAAGTAGATGTTAAAAATAAATTAGTAATAGAACAAAAAAAACAAGCAGAGATTTTAGAAAAACAAAACAATTTGGTAGAATTTATTTTAGAGAAACCCGAAATTATCAATTCTTATATACAATATTTGAATAAACTCAAAAATGAAAATATTACTATAAATGATATTATTCCTAATTCGGAAACAAACATGACAGGTGGTAAAATAAAAACACAACTCCAGACCAGAACAACCATATCGAATAAAGATCATGACATTATATTGAATGCAATAAAAGAGTCGTTAAGTGAATATAATAAGAATCAATCAAAATAAAATTGAAAAATATTAATAGAGATATACTATATATAATTATATCAATGATGAATTCAAATAAAAACTATTTATTCGAGAGCCAATTTGAAGAAGTGGTCCAAAATTCTCCTGATGAATTGAGAGAAATAATCAAATCTTATTTTAAAAGCATGACCGAGATGCAAAAAAAATCATTCCTGATTGCAAAAGATCATTTGGGTACATCCTTTAATATATTTAAAAGTAATGGGTTTGTTAATTTCGAAAAGCAATTCCAAACAAAATAAAGAGTGAAATAATAAATAACCCAAAAAATATAACAATGTTATCCATGTCAGGTAGTAGTAGTGTAGTAGAGTAGAGTAGTATTGATTATTATACTTATAATAATATTGTTTTTTATTATTGTTTTTATTGCATATAAGTTATGAATGCGATAATATTATTTGCGTCTATCTGAATATTACTACTGTTCATCATTTTTGTCAAGCTTGTATCTATTTTATAACCGTTAGACATCAAAAATGAAAATAAATCTGGTATTTCATTGGCAGTCATAAAACAATAATTATTTCTGCAAGTACCAGCACCACCAATCCCACCAATCCCACGCAATGATAATAATGCGTAACCACATTTATTTCCATAGTCTCCATAGTCTCCATAGCCATTCAAATGAGTAAATCCACTTAATTTTTTATGCGAAAAATTCACTTGTCTTACTATTTTTCCGAGAGGCCCTTTTGGAAAAAGATTAATAGTAATGATATTACCGTATTCACAACCAAATAAATAGGGTCTGCTACTTAATAAATAACTATTACTATTTGTAATCATATTTGTTTAATATAATATAAATATATTTATACTATATTTACAAAATAATGAAAATACTATCAGATGAATCACAAAAACGATATAATATATTGTCATTAAAACCAATTGATGGAGAGAAAATATACGTACAACACTCATCATCCAAAAATACAACCATGTTAAAATTGGATAAACATTTAGAAAAGGAGTTATATATCAATAATAAAATAGAGGATATACCATGTTACCATTTATATTTTCATACGATACACGCTAAAACCAAATCCCAACTATCTTATGTAACATCAAGATCGATAACACCAAGACAAAAAAAAGAAGAAATACCTTTAGAATATTGGGAAAGGGTATTTCCATCTAACAAAAACCATGACACTAACCCTAAATCAAACCCATTTATACTAATAGAAACTTCCTCTAATTTGACAAATTCGACATCCATCAGCACATATGATGAATGGTTGTATAAATTTGACAATAAAAAAGAATTATTATCAAATTTATTTAATATTTGTTTTTTTGTATTGGATGGAATGCAAATATTAAAAAACCACGATATTTTGTTATTGAATTTTTCAAAATCAAATCTATGTTTTAATCAGTTTGGGAAACCATTTATATGTCAATTAAACAACTGTATAGAAAAATCGGGTTTAAATAATGTTTCAGACTATGTAAATACAAGCGCACCCATTGAGATGGCCGTTTTCGATTATCTAAAAAAAAACACACATATCCATAGTTTATCAAATAATCAAATAGATGAAATTGTTAAAAAATATACTGATACTCATATAATCATTTCAAATATATCAATTCATATGAAAGAGAAATATTACGAAGATAGTGTAAAATATTTACAAGTATTAACAAATAAACCATTTTCATATATATCGGAATTTCTTCTAAAATATGTTGATTCTTGGGATAATTATGGATTTCATATATTTTATTTAAAAGAAATTTTGTTGAATAACACATCTACAATGTCATTTATAACGGATGATTCTAAAGTATTTTGGAAAGGATTCATTGATATTTTTATGAAAAATATATTATGTAATCCAAACGAACGACATAATATACAAGAAAGTAAAAATGGAATAGAAAATTATTTATATACTAAAATGAAACATCTTGACGTTTAACGTCTTTTTGAATAATTACTTCTCTTTTTACTACCTTTTGCTTTTTTACCAGATTTGTTTTTTCTAGTTTTTCTACGTTTTTTCTCTGGTGATGATGATGATGATGATGGTGATGGTGATATTTCACATTCAATTTTTGCACCCTTCTTTTTTCTATCACTAGCAATACTCATAGCCTCTTTGTATGATTTACCAGTTTCTTTTGCTATTTTTTTTATGTATTCTATCCATGCATTTGCCATTATCTTGGTATATACTATAATATAATATTATATTATTTAATAAAAAAATTGAAATAAAATTTGTTATAATATAAAAAAAACTATATATCATAACAGCAAATAGCATAAAATGGTTAAAAATGTTAAAGGTGGTAGTGGTCATAAAAGTCAAGCTCGTAAAAATGTAGTTTCGTCAGCAGAAAAAAATAGTCATCGCCTCAGATTGGTAGAAGAAGACGGTGAAATATATGCACAAGTTTCTAAAGATTTTGGTAATGGAATGTGTGAAGTAATATGTAATGATAATATAAAACGTCTATGTATTATTCGAGGTAAATACAGAGGCAGAGGAAAACGCGACAATGAAATTCGTGTAAGGAGTATTATTATGGTTGGTTTGAGAGAATGGGAAACTCATTTTGAAAATTCAAAAAAATTAGAAAAATGTGATTTATTGGAAGTTTATTCAGATTACGACGTAGAGAGATTAAAAAAATCAGCAGATATAACATGGTCAATTTTCGATATGGATGATACTGCGAATCAATATGCAACTGACGATATTGTTCATTTTTCAGATAATACAGAGGATGAATATAAAAAATTAGTAGAAGATGATATTAAAGCTAAAAACAGCGGTAATATAAATGATGATGAAGATGATGATGGTTGCCATGAAACAGAAGAAAATATCGATTTTGATGATATATAATACTAAGCTAAACGGCTATAAACTGTTATATCATTTTAAATATACTCTTAGTGACAAGGTGGGGTCAAAAATTGGAACATAATTTATATCTAATGTAAAAAATATAAAAATTATACGTGTAAATAATATATGTATTTATATATATTATTTTTTTTATTTTTCACAGGAACAACATTATGTGCAAATTTGAGTAAAATTACACAAGAAAGAATAAAATATATCATTCAGCATCCAGGAACTACGTATGAAATGCGTGAGCAAATAAATACTATATTATTTACTAGTTATAAAGATTGGGCAACTACCAAAGCTATTCATTTCAAACGTTTGCATAAATGTAATCATATCAAAACAGATGAAATGATATCCTATTCCTTATTTGGTTTATATCAAGGGATAAAACGATATAATGGAAATAATACATTCATAACATATGTCGATTTTTATATCAAAAATGAATTACAACAATGTATTTCGAAATTATTACCAATTAATGCATTACCGAAAACGTATGTCAAAAAAAAGAAAACACAAGAAGAATATAGAAAAATGAAAAACATATATTTGAAACCAATATATATTGGGTTTGATCATTATTTGATGGAAAATACAATATACAATTCTATATATTCGAATAAAAACACGCGGTTAGAAACCGAAGATGACACAAATTTGAAAATAGAAATATGGAAAAAAATTAGGGAATTACCGCCATTCCAAATGAGAATAATGTATTATAAATATTCAAGTGATTTTGAGATGCTACGTTCAAATCGTGAAATTGCGGAAATAATGGGATATTCAACCCAAACAATTCGTATAAATTTATTGGATATTAAAAACAAATTACTACCATTTATTACTGGTAATCGTAATTAAAAATACAAATGATAAACAAAGTCATAACATGCGATATCATTATGATATAACGATATATCATAAACAATTTAAATATAACAAAATATTACTTGTAATATACTACTTTATATAACTATGAATACATTTAAGAAATTTACAAATGCAACCTTGAACCAAAATAGAAAAAAAAATATATTATCCAAATCAATAAATATTGATTCTATACATGATTTTCCATCATTAAATAATATAACAAAAATGGAAAATGAAACAAATTTTAATTTTATAGATGCAACAAAGAAAAAAGTAGAAGAAAAAAAACAATTAGATGATACAGGTTTATGTACAATTTATTATGACAAAATATTAAAAAAAACAATAACACGTAACTTCCCCCAAAAAATGTATGATGATAGTAGTGATGACGATAGTAGTGATAGTAGTGACGATGACACCACTTCCAAAATTTACATACAGCAAAACAATAATGTTCAATATCCAGAATTACATAATGGTATGAATATAGCAATAAAAAGTATCATGGAGAGAAGGGACAAGTTTATAGATCAATATGGTGTAGATGAATATATTCGGGATTATTTACCAAAGGATTCACCTTATTTGTATTCAAGATATTATTATAGAAATAAATATATGAATTATCATAAAAAGAAGGTTAATATTATAAATAATGATGTAATATATGATAGAAATGAAAATTATTTAACACAATATGATGATATAGAAGTAGACATCGATTCTGAATTATTAAATGTGGATGATATAGATGACATTGAAGATGAAGATGATATTTAATAGATTGTATCTCGTGCGCCGTATATATCTATACTGAGATATATATTGTATAAATTAAAAATACAATATGTATAAATTAGACAAATAAATTATATAATTATTTAAACTTACATTATGGAGGATGATTTTAATTTTCAAGAATTAGATACCTCTTGGATCCATGATTTTGAAAAAGAGGATGGTTTATATAAGGATTTTTATTTGGAGGATTTGTATTTTATTAATTTGTATTATGTTTATTTAAACGAATCCAATTCAATTGAAAAAGTAAAAAAAGATAAATATTTTTTTAATGAATTTCATACCAATATTGTACCAAAAGAAGAACTATTTAAAATAATAGTTAAAAACAAAAATAAAACCACTGAAAAATATAAATTGAATTGTTTATTTAAATACAATTGTACAGTTGATCCTTACAATATAATTGCATTTTTAAAAAATAAAATACCATTAACACTTGATCCAAATAACTCTTATTTGGCACCGATAACAAGTATAGAAAATGTTCAATTTAAAAAAACGATTATGATGTTTCAAGATTTAAACAGTATATCTATTATATATAAAAAATTATCCAACACTATCACCAATACCGCTACAAATAACAAAACAAAACGATTACATATAAAAAAACACACTAGAAGAACGAACCGATTATATAATTAATATATATTCATATTAGTATTTTGATGAGTATTCTTATCTTTTTTCTCTAATGCACGTATTTTTATAAATGGTAATATTTCATTATTTAACAACAAGTTATATAGTGTATCGTTATGAAAATAAATATTTTTATTAATATTACACGGTAACTTTGCTATTTTTAAAAAACAATCACTGTCGTTTGCATATATAGTATTTAATTCTAATTCTATTTTATTAATTACATCCTTATATCCATATATTTCAAATTTATGACTATTAAAATAATCTATTAATTTATGAATTGCATTATATTTAATAGCATATAAGTAACTTTGATAATGATATTTAATTTCGCTACTATCATTATACGCATATAATTCTTTGTTCATTTTAATTGTCATATTATAAAAATGTGTAATTGATTTTTTAATAATAATCGAATCATTAATTAAAACAACAGCATCATATTCTTTGCTCAATGATTCGTCCGTTTCTATGATATTTAACGCGTGAATATATTTACCTATATCAATATATTTATCATTTGGTATTTCAATGTATTTTATTATTTTATTATTAGGAGTATTTATAACTGATTTAGTGGTAATATATCGTTTTAATTTATTACTATATTTTTCATTGGAACTATTGATAATAATAATATCATTATTAGGAAATATCAAATATGGAATGTTATTTATTATGGCGTTATACTTTAATAATGTGTTTGTATGACATGCTACAATAGTAACTATTTTTTTATTATTTGGGTTATTTGCTATAGAATGATTTGATATTATTTTTTTATAATTTTTAATAAATAAAGTTAGATCTGAGTTATGTATATTATTATTACTTCGATATTTATCAATAAAATTCATTAATACTTCTATTACTATTATTATGATAATAATATTATGATAATAATATAATAATAAAAATTGAACACAAATAACTAAATGAGTATTAATGAACAAATAGTTTGAAAAATAAACAATTTATGAATGAATTCAGAAAAAATAACAATAGCATCTACAAGATTTAACAATGATACATGGAACGAAAATATGAATTACAGAAATAAAATACATCACAACGGTTGTATTTATGGGTGTCCGCAAAGTATTTCTATTAAAATACCAGACGAATCTTTATTATACATATTTGAAATGAATAATTCATTAAATCGTATTGAAGGTATAGGTTTGATAAAAAATAAAATACATTATGATAATTACTACAAAATATATTCTGATGGAAATTATAATCGATTTGTTTATAAATCGAATTATAGAATAAATAGGGATTATTTAGATTCGAACTATCCAGATATTTTACGTCTTTTTGAATTAATATTATTTAAAGGTAAAACTCACTTAAAAAGAGGTTTTGGCATTACAAAAGTTCCTGAAAAATTAATAGATAAATATTATTCACATATATATCGAGATAAAGAAGAAGATTTCAACAATTATTCAGAAAATAATAAAATAGATAATATAAAAAGAAGATTAAAAACAATATTCAAAAATTATAATAATAGCAAATAAAATATAGTAATGTCAAATGAAAATGTGAATTTAGAAATAGATGATTATTCTATTACAGATATGTTAACCATTTTAGAATTAATAGATCAAGACATCATCGACAATATTGATGAGGATAATATAATGAAATCAATAACAAATAACGATATTATAAAAAAAACAGATTATTATATAGAAAAATTTAAAAATGAATACGATGAAGATATGGCAAGTTTTTTTGAGGAAATACAATATAGATTGACAGCCGCAAAAAAAAAATATCATTCTGATGATAATAACTCAATGAAAAAAAATGTTTTAACACCTCCCATTAATTTAAAAACCGATAGTAGATACATTGTAACGCCAAATTTATTATTTGATGGAGGAGACAGTGATGTTCCTGTAATAAATGAAAAAACGCAAGATGTAACAAATACATTTATTCCTAGCGTAGTAAAAGGGACTACTAATCCATTGCTTACAAATACTTTTACTACTTTTATGAGTATTGATAGTAAATATAGACAATATACAAGTAGTAATTCCAATACAGATTTTATATTAGATTTATCAGAACCATTGAAAAAATTATTGTCGCTTCAATTATATTCTTATCAGATACCGTTTTCGTGGTATATTATTGATTCAAGTATTGGTAATACTTGTTTTTGGATAGAAGATTTGTCTACAAATACCATAGTAAATATATCAATTGATTCCGGTAATTATACACCCACTTCATTAACAACAGAATTAAATTCAAAAATAGTAGAAGCGGGTTTTGTATTTGGTTCAACAACCAAACCTTTTTATTATAAAGAGACTCAAACCAAAATTATTTTCAATTTGTATGGAGGAACCTATCAAGTAGATGGCAAAGAAAAATTCACTATAAATGAAAATACTCGAATCATTTTTTTTGATTTTAATTTTACATTAGAATGTAATTCTCCTAATTGTGGCATTAAATTACCTAATTATTTAAATGAAACATTAGGTTGGATATTAGGTTTTAGATCGCCTTTTATATATGTAAATCCAAAAGGAAATGTGCCTTCTGCTGTATTAGATTTAAATGGTACGCGATATTTAATAATAGTTATAGACGATTATAATCAAAATCATGTAAATAATAATTTAATTTCTATAACAGAATATGATAATAATCTTAAATTACCATCTTATTATAATAGAAGTCTAACTTATTCGTGTAATAATCCCGTGAATAATAGTAATTTATTATTCAAAAATATAAATTTAAACGAAAATATTAACGCTGATAATATTATTTTAGATAAATTAGATATAAATTATAGCAAAACACAACATATATTGCCTAGTGCGCCAAGAACATTAACACAATCAGAAATTTATACTGCTAGTGAAATTATTAAAAATAACAAGAAAAATGGTCGTTATTTTTCGAAAGCGCCTACAAATTCAGATAGTTTTGCAATTATTCCAATAAAATCTTCCAATAATCCTAATAACAATGGAGTTACTATTGTAGAATTTAGTGGTTCATTAGCAGCAAATAAGAGGACTTACTGGGGTCCTGTACATATTCAGCGAATGCATATTAGACTATTAGATGATCGAGGAAATACATTAAATTTGAATGACGTTCATTGGTCTTTTATTATCCAGGCAACCTGTTTGTATGAATATTGACATATTTTTAATATACTGAAATATACATTTAATATTTACATATTATAAAATGAACAAATCAAACTTAAAAAATTATGATTACGGAAACAAATTATTGTTTTTGTTATCTATTGTTTTTTTGTATGATAAAAAAACGTATCTAGTATTTTATGTTGTAGGTGCTGTATTAAATTATATATTAAACTGCATTTTAAAACTGGTATTTAAACATCCGAGACCGAATGAAAATATGAAATTGTTTCAACACGAAATGAATAGACGTCAAACAGTAGATTGGAGTGAATATGAACGGTTTGGAATGCCTTCTGGACATTCTCAAGAAACCGCGTTTTCTTTTATATACATAATGATGGTTTTACAAAATAAAAAAATAACTTTCTTATATTTGATCATTATGCTATTTACCATGTTTCAACGTATTTATACACAACGTCATTTCTTTTTACAAGTATTCGTAGGAGGTAGTATTGGATTATGTACGGGATATTTTTCATATTATTTAGCATCAAAGTATATTCGTCGCCATTAAAAGTTATAATATTTCATTAGTATATAATTAACTATTATATACTAATCGTATTAACAAAACAATCGTATTGAAATGGGTGCAGGAATATTACCAACAACCATTCACAACAACAAATTGTATTTTTTATTTGGGAAAGAGAATAAATTCGCGGATACTCCTGGTTGGGCTGAATTTGGTGGTGGTTCAGAGGGAAAAGAGACCCATTTAAATACAGCTATTCGTGAAGGAACAGAAGAATTGACAGGATTTTTAGGTAGCTCCACCGAGTTGGAGAGAAAAATGAAGAAAACAGGAACATTCAATATAGACTGGAATACATATCGAAGCCATATTTTACCTATGGAATATGACGAACTACTACCATTTTATTATAATAACAATCAGCGATTTTTACAAAAACGATTGGATCCAAATGTTATAAAAAAATCGAAAATATTTGAGAAAGCAGAGATCCGTTGGTTTTCTATTGACGAAATAAAGAAACGCAAGGTCCCTTTCAGAAGTTATTATTACAATATTGCTGATTTGATTATTAAAAACGAATTAGCAATAAATAAATTTGTTAGGTCAAAGTTGAACAAATCAAAAACATATAGACACAAAACAAGGAGAATAACAAAAAGCAAATCTAAAACACAGAAAAGAAAAATGTTTTCCTTTTTGTTTTAGAATATATTTATATAGTTTATTCTGATTTACATAATTCTTTTCCAAAATATTCTTTCTCTGTTCTAGTACCTTCTATAACTGTTCTTGGATATAATTGCATATCGTTAACAATTGTTTGAAATATTTCTGGTTGTAATGGTAAATCAAGTTTTTTAACATATTCATTAAATGCCAGACTATCTTTTACTAGACATGGTCCAGATGGGCCTCTCATTTTTTCATTACAGCGCATGTATTTATCATCTAATTCATTTCTATAAAGTAATGAATTTAATACACTGTCATATTCTACATTATTATGTTTGCATACTTCATAAAAACCATTTGCAAACAATATTCTATATGTATTATATACATTTTGCATGTATTTTGTTAATTCTGCTTCAATTGGTGAAACCATTTTAAAATTATCACTTATTTTTTCGTGAATATTTTTTATAACTGAAAATGCATTTTCAGAATTAGTTCCAACTAAACATATTTTATTATTGAACATAAAATCTTCATACGCACATCTTTCTCTTAAAAATTCTGGACAGAAGCAAATATTATCATTATTATATTTATCGATCATTTTTTTAGTGGTTCCTGGTGTAATTGTACTTTTAATACAAATAACACCATTATATTTTAATTGATCTAATTTATCCAAGACGTCTATCAATATAGATAAATCACATTCATTTTTCTCATTAGGAAGTGTTGGAACAGATATAAAAACTGCGTCAGTATCCAAAATATCTTCTAATTTACTTTCTCTAAATTTGGGATCATAATAAACCATGTCATTCCCTATATTTTTTAAACCTTGATATATGGCTTCACCTACCATTCCTCTGCCAATTGAGCCAATTTTCATTGTTGTTTATAAAATATACATATATTAAAAAATATAAATGTATATTTTATATATATTTCAGTATAAATAGTAAATTTATTTTATTTGTTTTATATACCACCAATTTCTATTTGTTTTTCAATCCATGGTATAATTTCATCAAGTGCAACTTCAAGAGAAGTTGTGCATTCAACTCCTAATATTTCTTTTGCTTTATTAACATCAGGAACTCTTTTTTGAACATCATATGTAAAAGGAACATCACATTCATATTTAAACTCCTCATCTGGTTTAATTTTATCCCAAATTACTTTTGCGAGTTCTAAAACTGTATGACCTACTGGTGTTGAAATATTAAAATCATCATTTAAAGCTTTTGGATTTACAATGCATTCATAAAATCCATTAGCTAAATCCCCAGCGTAAGTATAATGTCTTATTTGTTCTCCTTCTCCTAATATTCTAAGTGGATATTGTCCCTTTAAAATTTTTTGGACTAAATCTGGAACAACATGACTCATTGCAAGCTTAATATTACCAGAATAACATTCTGTTTCCAATTTGGCTCTCTTTTCACCTGTTCCAACTGCATTGAATGGACGAATGATAGTATATGGCAATTTATGTTGTTCCCATGCACCTTGAGCCCAATATTCTACAGATAATTTTTGAAATCCATATGTACTTAACGGTGGAGGAACTAATCTCACATCTGTCTCTTTACTAGGCCATCTATCGGTTGATTCAAATACCATACTAGACGATACGACAACAATCTTTTCAAAATGATCAGTGTTTTGATGAGCGTAAATACATGCATCAAATGCAGCAGCAGTAATTAATTCATTTTCTCTCAATAAAAAATAAGCTAATTCATGAAACATAGATATTCCTCCTATAATTGCTGCACCAGAAACTAATATGTTTATTTTGTTATCTACGATAAGTTTTTGCAATCCTTCTGTATCTTTTGCATCCATCTCTGAAAAATGAAAATTGGGATGATCATCATATGTCTTACTCATTTTACCGTATTTCCAAAAATTGTCGATTCCCCATACATGATGTCCTTCATCTAACAATTTATTTATAGCATAACCAGCTATAAATCCATGACTACCAGTCCAGAGTATATTCTTTGGCATTTTGATATTGATATTATATTATTACTAAATATATTATTATTGAAATTATTACTTACTTATTATCTCTATTAAATAAAACATTTTACTAATTAAAAAATATGGAAAATTTTTGTCAATTAGTTCATCATGTGGTACAGTTCCAAACCATACACCTGTAAAGAATGGAATATAACATATAGCATCATATATGTCATTCTCATATTCTTCAAATGAATAATTTGTAATTCCAAATTCTTGTAATTTCATATAATAATAATATTTCGTTAAATAGAATATCGAATTTATGTTATTAATATTAAAGCTTTCAATTATAAAAAAAATTAAATCTTGAACTCCTTTACCTATAGCACAATGTTGCCAATCAATAAAATAAGGTTCATAATTATTTTCTACGTCATAAAAAATATTGGGGGATTTAATGTCACCGTGAATAAATGTGAGATTATCGCCCATCGAAAAACGTTTTTGAATATTATCAAAATTATTAAAGATTTCGTCGCATTTACTAATTTGAAATTTATTTAAAACGGGATACCATTTATTAGTGAATTTCTCTCTTCTTTCATTAATAAAGTCAGATAAAAATGGAGAAAAAATTTCATCTGTGCTACCTTTTAATTTGGGAAACATTTGCTTTAAGTTTTTATTCCAAAAAAAACTATGCATATCTGCCATTCTATCTATTATTTTTAACGTCACATCTATACTTTCTACATTTAAATTTAAGTTTATTTTATATTTTTTTTCAATTAAATTTTCCAATACAATACCACAATTATTAAATTTATCATTTTTAATTAAATTAAAAAATATAGGAATATTAATATTTATTTTACTTGATATATCTGTATAAAAATAATATTCTCTTTCATATAAACATAGTTTTTTTGCCATTAATGATAAATCATTTTCTTGGTCATTTTCATATTTTAAAATCTGCGAATATACAGTATTATCATTAGTTATAATTTTAAATCCCAACACATCTGCTATAAATCCACCCTTCAAATATTGATTATTTAAATCAATTTGTGCTACGTCACGAATAGTAGTGTTATTTTTAATCATATTTAATAAAAATTGCTTATGTTTATCTTCATTGTTTATTAAATCATTTATGTTAACATGTAAATAATTTTTAATTGATATATCGACACCATATTTTAATAATTCATTATTATCATAAATAGTTTCAATTCCTATTAATAAATTTGGATCTACACCTTTTCCACTCAATAATCCAGACTTTGAATCTTCAAATACAAAACATTTTTGATTGTCTATATTATATTTTTTTATTGCTTTTTTATATGGCTCTGAATTAGGTTTACCATGTAAACAATCATCACTGGATATAATAAAATCTATTTTATTTTCTATAGAAATAACATCAACAATTTTTTTTGCCACATTTTTATTACAATTAGTTACAATACATATTTTATATCCTGCGAGTTTAATTTGATTTATAATATCATAAACCCCATCTATTATCTTAAGTTTATGAATATTATCAATAAACAAACTATCTTTCAATTCGGATAATTCAGTGAGTGAAATATCTATATTTTTAAGTAAAGAATTAATTACGTATTTATCATTGTTGCCTTGTATAAATTGTTCAAATATTTCTTTGGACAACGTAATATTGTAATTTATTAATATTTGTTTCCATACATCATAATATATATCATCTGTAATTACTAATGTTCCATCTAAATCAAATAAAAACGCAAATGTATTATCAATATACGTTTGAACTGCATTTGGTGTTCCTAACGAAAAAACATAATTAGAATTCAATTCATATCCTTTAAAAATATAATTAGCCTTTATCATTTCTGATATAACACATGATGTATAAGGCTCATTATTAAAAGTAATATTGTTATCTAACACATATTTGCAATATTCATGTAATATTTTAATATCAGTAAACGCGTATGCGCCCGTATTTGCATTATCTGAAATTTTATTCTTTTCTTTAATATTTATTATTGTTGATTCATTATTTAACTTAATGTATGAATAAATAGGCTTATTATCATAATTTTTTGTATAAAAAACCATGTTATCGATTGAATTTCTAAATATACCAATTATATCTTCTGTATAAAATGTGTCACAATCTAACAATATACATTTATCATTATATTCATAATTTGTAATAATAAATTGAATTCCTATAAAAAGAGTTTCTACTGCGCCTTTAGTGTCATTTATGTTAATTAAATGAATGTATGGGTATTTTTCTCTAATAATTGTAGAAAAATTATGATTATCTAAATTATTATTATAGATAATAAATACTTTGTCGTTTATAGAAATGGTTAAGTTATTTAATACATAATCAATCATATTTTTTTCAAAAATTGGTATTAATGGTTTTGGATGAACGTATCCTTCTTTAGAAAATCTCTCTCCTTTACCCCCTAATGGAATAATTATATTCATTTATAGTTATTATTTATAATATAATTTCTGTATTTATATTTAATTCTTGAATTTGTTTTAATATTTCATTTACATAATAACCATTTTTTAAAATAATAATACAATTTTTATTAGTTATAACATTTGGATCATAAATTTTAAGATTAAATCCATATAAAAATTTATTCTGTTTTTCTTTACAATTATCTAAAATTCCTTTAATATTTTCTATTTCTAAACCTAAACTAATCAATAACTGAGAATTATATGATGCTCCAAATATATATACATCTTTAATTGTATTTTTAATAATTTCATTACATTTAATTATATAATCGGTATAAATATCAATAGACTTAATAAAATTATCATAATAATTTATAAACTTATTTTTTGAATTAACAATTAAATCATTTGCAAATTTATTTATTTTTTTACAATGATATAGCGTACTATGATTTTCATAATCAATAATTTCAATAACATCAAAACAATTATTATTTAATAATAAAGTAATATTCTCTTTATTTAAAAAACATGTATGTTCAAAAAATATACCTAAAAATGGACAAATATTTGAGTTTGTAAAATACATCATGTCTGGAACACCAAAAAACATTTCACCATCATCATATAATAAATCATAACATTTTTTAAGGAAAAATGTGAAATCATATATATGTTCAAATAGATGGGAATGAATTATAACATTTACTTTTTCATTTAAATAGAATTTTTCATCAAAAAAATCTTGAATAAAAAAAACATTTTTAGGAAAAACTACTTTTAAATTTTTATTTGGTTCTACAATATACCATTTTTGGAAATTTTCTTTTAAATTTAATACAATTTTTCCAGATGGACAACCTATTTCTAAAATAATTTTATTTTTAATAATAGGTTGTATTTTTGAAATAAATAAATTAAAATAATTTTCCCATGTATTTCCAATTGAGTTGTAATTATGTGAATCGGAATATAATTCATTTAAAGGTATTAAGTTATCTAATTGTATTGTAAAGCAATCATCACATTGAGAAAATGATAAAGGGTATTTTTTATAAGTAGGTATATCAGTACAACACAATTTTATTGGGACATTATCTAAAATAAATATATTATTCAATTTACCACTGCAAATTACACAAAAATTTCTAGTCATATAATAATATGAGTAGAAAAAAAATAGCAATTTTAATCGTTGGAGAAATTAGAACAAATTCATTAGGTAAAGGTACAAATACCAGTTTTGTAGATACCTTTAAAAAAAATATATTAAACGAAGATATTTTGAATAATTATGATGTAAACATTTTTTTTGTTACAGATAAAATAATTGAAGAAAAAGCATATAAATATTTTGGAGAACATTTAAAAGAGCTATTACAATTATCATTTCAGGATATTGATGAACCTTTAAATTTAAATGAATTAGTTAATAATTATATGAATTATTATAATTATCGTAAAAATAATCCAGATAAATTTCCATTATTACTTGGACCAAGAGAAAGTTATGTATACAAATATTACAAAGTTTATGCTGCATATAAATTAATGCTAAAATATGAAAAACAAAATTTTTTTCAACACGACTATATATTAAAGTTTAGACCGGATATTTATATACCTAATAACTTTTATAACTCTATTAAATTATTGGAAAACAATAATTTAGAAATGTTATTTAATTCAGAGTTTTGTTATTTTGGAAGATATAAAATTATGTCTCACATTTGCAACTTAATTTTTTGTTATGGTAAATATAACTATGGTGAAATTAAACATCATTCAAAATATACTAGACAAATATTCAGCCACGAGGTTGATTATTTAGAATTAGCTAAGATGTGGAATTGTTGGTATGAATCCCCTGAAGTACAACTTTTTGAACATGTACTTGAATATTGTTACTTAAATAATATCAATTATGATAAATTATCTCCTAATTTTGGTGAAGTGTGTATTTTTGAAGATAGAAAATTAGAAGTTATTTGGGATAATAAAATATATACAAATAATAAAATGATTCAAATACCTGTTTGCAACGGCGAGTTAGTTGATAAATTAACTATTTTAGAAATAAAAAAAAACAAAATGACGGGAGACAAATTAGAAAATGTGACAAAAGAATATGATCTACTGTATCCTTATTTAGTTCAAATTGGATTATCTAGAGAACATGAACTTTTTAAGAAATTATATGATATTAATTTAGAGTTTTGGGAATATCATGATTGGCAAAGAGAGAGATGGAGATTATTAGAGAATGCTAATTTTATCGATATAGAATTGTTCAAAAGAAATAGAGATGAACATATTTTAAATGATGAAAGAGCTAGAATAAAAAAAGAAATTAACAAACTGACAAATTCTGAAATTATTGAAGAAAAATTATTCATTAGTTATCATATCTAGACTATATATTATTCAATAATTCATCTAAATTTATAAATATTTTAAAATTTGAATTAGAAGGGTTCTTAAAATCCCACCAATCAAAATAGGTCTGATTCATGCTGTTTTCTTTAATATTATCCAACATATTTATATAATCTATTGCTGCATAGTAAATATTAAAATAATATAAACTATTACCTGAATAACAATATTGAGATAATTGACCACCTCCAGACCATTCAGTTATAAATAATTTACATTTATATTTAGAATTATATCCATTTAAATAGCTGGCGTATATTTGCAGATTGTCAATTAATATAATATTTTTATTCGATATGGTAGATAAATTATTTATATTATTATTAAAAATAATAATATTAGTATCAGGACCATATACATTATGTATTTTATAACATATTTTTTTTAAATTGTCTATATTATCTGTATATCTATGATGTATTAAAACATAATCATTATTATAATTATCATCATATTTTGTATCTATATATTCAATATTCAATAAATTATTTTTAAATTCTTCTGTATAGTATTTTTTATTAAAAATAAAATTTTTATAATTAGTAGTATTACCAGTTGCAGCATCGATTGTATATTCATTTAAATTAATTATATTATACGTATCATTTAATTCTATATTTTTAAAATCATTAATATCTATAACATTATTAAATAATAATGTATATAAAAATTTCCTATCTTTTTTCGTTACTATTATATCATTGCTTTTAATATACCCTTTTAGTAACATGTCAATGATAATACATCTTGTTATATGTATTTCATGACCAAGACATTCAACATTTTCACCACTACATACAATAATAATATTAATCATTGTATATTTATATATAATTTATATATAATTTATTTATATAATAAAAAAATTCATAATAAACGAATAAAATTATTCAAAAAATTATCATTTTCTTTATCAACGCTTATAGAATCAATATATTCTTTTCGGATATATATATATATATATATATATATATATATATATATATATATATATATGAATCATTCAGTAAATTATAAACAATATTTTCGATATTGCATGGTTTGATGGTAACACTTTATTAATCGATAGTAAAGATAATTTTCATACAATTTTATCTAAAATTGGCAATGAAACGAATGCAGATAATACCAAGTTTGGATGCATATATCATTTTGTATGCAGAGATATATATGACGTTTTAATAAAAACATATTATTATTGGAAACGTGAGAACATGTGTAAAGTTTTAATAAGAAATATTATAGTTAATAATATAAACAAAGATCATGATAGAATGGCATATTTTTTTTATTTTGTTAATGTAATAAATTACTGTAAAGAAGTGATATTAAATATAAGTAATAATAATGAAGACGTGGAATATAATAAAAAATATATATTAAAAATGCTATCTGAATGTGAAATAAGTGAAGAAGAATTTACAAATTGGTTAAATACATCATTATAAAAACTTTTATATAATTTCCTGTATCATGGTATCATATTTTCTTTGCAAATTATACCCTAAATAAAAATTATATTTTGTAATATCTATTATATCAAAAGAACCAATAATATTGTATTGACTATTTATATCTTCATATATCGTTGATAATCCATGATAATAATTATCATTATTTAAATCATATCCAATGTAAATATCTGCGAAACTATTTTCAGTCATTAGTTTTATTTTTTGCAATATTGATTTAACATTATTAAATGTATCACTGTTATTTATAACCTTTATAAATATTGCTATATTAGCTTTCATTAAATCCTGATTAATTATTGCTTGTTGTTTATACAATTGTTTCATTGTTGCTATTTTATTTTCGTAGATACCATATGTGTTATAATCATTCAATAATTCATCATTTGTATATTCGTTTAAATCCATATTACAATTTCTATAAATATCTACATTAAATTCACTATCTTTGTTTTTCATGTCATTCATATTACCATTTTCATTAATTGAAATAACGTTACCGTTGATACAATATAGCAATAATCCAAATATATATTCCCATGTATGTATTTTTCTAGGAATATTATTTAATACATATCCTCTTTCCAAAATACTATATTCATAATCAAAATTTATACCTTCAAATATTTTAAAATAGTCTTTATTACACATAAAAATTGTACCAGCTATAAAGTAAGATTCTTTACCAAATTTTTCTATATAACATGGATTATTAATTCTATGAAATTCATTTACTCCACAATTATTAAAATGATCTATAGCTTCATTATTTGATAACGATTTTAAGTCAGATTCATAATTTTTATAAAACTCAGAATTTAAATTTAATTCTACACACTGATTTTTATTATTTTCGTCTATGTTTGTATTTTCAAAAATATATTGATCGTGATAATCACGCCAATCATTTTTCAAAAATACATCAAAATTATTTTTATTTCTATCAAAAACATCTTTTATATATTTTCGATTTATTCCTTTATTATTTCTATAACAATATTTATTTGATCCAACAATGATTGGTATATTCTTTTTATCTTGTAACTCTGATTCTATTTTAATATAATTATTTAATAATGGGGATAATAACTCCTTTCTCCAATTATCATTAGTTTTTGTATGAATAAAATAAATATTATGTATATCGTTATAATTTGGGTGATTTATTAATAATTTCATATTATGTAAAAAACCTCCAATATCAGCGCCTTTATTTTCTATGATTGTAATAATCGCATTTGGAATATTTTGTCTTACAATATCAACATAATCATTATTATGTATTGTTATAAATATTAATATATTTCTATTAAAAAAATGCATGTAGTCATTGTACATTTTTAAAAATGTATCTATATTTCCTACGTGAAATAAAATAGCTGTTTTCAGATTATTACTATAAATTCGTCCTTCATAAAACCCGTTGTTTTTATAGTGATTTATTGCTTCTTCATCTGTCATATGCTGTAAATCTGGATATAAGTTTTTATATCCATTTACATCAAAATCATATGGAATACAACTATTTTTATATTTACGAGGTTCATAAACTCCACATCTTTTATAATGACATATCGCTTCTTCATCTGTCATATGTTGTAAATCAGAATTCAACTGTTTATATCTAATCACATCAAAACCACTAGGTAAAGAAATATTTTTATATTTGCGCCCTTCGTAAACACCATGGTTTTTATAATGTCTCACTGCTTCTTCATCACTCATATGTTGTAAATCGTGATTCAAATGTTTATACGTAATTACATCAAAATCATGCAATATTTGTTTTTGTTTTAAACCATTTTCATACGCCATTAGTTTTTTTTTATATGACATTATATAATATATAATGTTATATAAAATATTATTATCTAAAACGCTTAAATAAGTATAATTAATTTTTTTGTGAAATAAACAATTTTACATAATCATCACATCTTCATCACATCTTTATATTTTCGTTGTAAATTGAATCCCAAATAAAAGTTATAGTCCTCAACCGTTATAACTTCATATTTTTTAATCGCGTCAACAATAAAATATATATTTTTATTAATCACACTTAATCCATGATAACTACCGTAATTCATATTTTTATCTTCAACACCCAAATATATATCAATCAAGTTACCATTTGATGATAATTCAAATATTTTTACTAGTACATTTTTATATTCATATGAATAATTTTCTGGTGGTATTTTTAAACAAATAGCTATATTTGCTTTCAATAAATCTTGGTTGATAAGTGATTGTTGTTTATATAACTGAATTTTTGAAGAAATTCTATTCTCGTTTTTACCATGTCTATTAAAATGATTCAATAAATCAACATCATTATAATGATAATGTTTGAAATCCATGTTACAATTTCTATAAATATCAACGTTAAATTCATTGTGTTTGTTTATCATATCATTCATATTACCCTTTTCGTCAATGGAAACTATATGACCGTTCATACAATAAACTAATAATCCAAATAGATATTCCCATGCATGTATTTTTCTAGGAATCGTATTTAAAACATATCCAGTTTCTAAAATATCATATTCAGTATCAAAATGAATTCCTTCAAATATTCTAAAGTATTTTTTGTTACACATGAAAATTGTACCAGCAATAAAATAGGATTCTTTTCCAAATTTTTTGATATAACATGGATTATTAATTCGATAATATTCATTTATTCCATGATTTTTAAATTGATTTACAGCTTCATTGTTAGTTAATAATTTTAGATCAGTCTCATAATTTTTATAAAATTGTGGGTTTATATTTAAATCTCTATAAATATTTTTACTATCTTTTATGTTTTTATTTTCAAAAATATAATCATCAATATATTCTCTCCAATCAACATATATAAAATTATCAAAATGGGGTTGGTTTCTATCGAATATGTCTTTTATATAATTTCGATTGGTTCCTTTATTTCTATAACAATATTTTTCACATCCTACAATTATAGGTGTATCACTTTTATATTTTAACATAGATTCGATTTTTTTATAGTTAGAACTAAGCGGTAATAACAAATCACGCCTCCAATTGTCATTTGTTTTTGTATGCATAAAATAAATATATTCAATGTCGTTGTAATTAGGATGTTCTATCAATAATTTCATATTTTTTAAAAATCCTCCAATATCAGCACCTTTGTTTTCTATAATTGTAAAAAAAACATTAGGTATGTATTGAGAAATAGTAGAAATAAAATCCTTATTATGCAACGTAATAAATATCAAAATATTTCGTTTAAAAAAATGTGGTTGGTTTTTATATATTTTCAAAAAAACATCAATGTTTCCTACATGAAATAAAATAGCGGTTTTTATTATACAGTATTTACGTTTTTCGTCGAACCCATTATTTTTATAATGTTTAATAGCATCTTCATCCGATAAATATTGTAAATCCGGATTTAATTCTTTGTATGTTTTAACATTAAAAAAATAAGGCAATTTATCTAATTTCATTATAATTTTATTACTATTATACTAATAATATTATATTTTGCTTAATTTAACAATATAACATCATTTATGCAATTTTAAATTCAATATAAGTTATAAATTATTTGTTTAACTTATTGCAACAAAATTAATACTATTTAAATATTCTTTTAAATATTTTAAATATTTATATTCTTGATTTCTTTTATATATTCTGCCTTCATTTAAACCACATACTTTAAAATGTTCTCTAGCTGTAACGGTGTCATATGTTATAAGATCTGCATGTAATGATATATATACTAATGGATCAAAATCATCTGGTATATTTTTATCTTCATAGTGAGTTATTTGTAATTTTTTAATTTTAATAATTGGATATTTTTTTATATATAAATATTCTTCCAATTTGCAATCATCAAAATGAATATTACTTAAAAAATCACTTTCACATTTAAATAGTGTATTTTTTGTTCTATAAATATATGTACTATCAATTTCATAATTGTTAACAATTAATTGATAATTATAAAGATTATTTATATTCATTTTATTATCATCATTATCAAATAATCCATTTAATGCTGTGTTATTATTAAGATTATCATATAATTTTATAAATTTATCAATTCCTACACTATTATAACATCTTAAAAAATCAGGATAATGATATTTTATTTCATATGAATCTATTATTCCTACAAGTTCGGTATTTTTATTGAATAGGTTTTTAAAATCTAATAATGATCGTGTAATTAAAAAACTATCATTTGTTAATATAAAATATTCATAGTTATACTTTTTTAAATTTTTAATATATTCATACCATTTTTTTTGACATAATAATTTCGAATTTTCAACATATTCAAATTTTATTTTGTCTAGTAAATTACTATCATATGTTTCTTTTATAGTATCTTCAATTAATACATCTTTGAATTCATTAGAATTAATAATTATTATTTCATCAGAAATTTCATTTAAATAATATATATTATTTACTAAAGCTTTTATTTTAATTTTACTATTTGTATGACATGCAATTATACAAATTATTTTTTCTGTATTCATACTAATGTAATAATAGTATTATATAATATTATTATTATTATTTTTTAACAAATATATATTTTTTTACAGCCATCCAGGAAATAAATCATGTAAATCATCATTCGTTATTAATCGTCCTGATCTAATTTTGAATAATTTTTCCATATTTTCATCACATGGATCACATGGACGTTTGCAATAGGTTGCTTTTTTCCGATACCCACTACCATCATTACCAACAACATTTTCATCTGAATCGCTCACCAAAGGAGAAATATAATAATATGCAATTGATTTTCTAAACACATTTTCAGGGCATTTTATGATTTCAGGTAATCCGTGCCATGATTGATTGTTCGTTTTAAAAATGATTGCTGTATTGAATTTGACAGGGGATCGGACAACGCAATTTTGCATATCCTTATCCCATAATTGTGTATCACCATTCCATTCTTCTTTCCAATCTTTACTCATATACAATATGATATTCAAACGCCTCTCTTTCTCCATATGAGGATGTTTTTCATAATCCAAATGCATATTCAATTTTCCATTTCTAGGATGTATATGTAATCCAGCACCATGTAAATATGGATCATATTCTAGTGTTTCAATACCAGACAGTGTAGATACTTCTTTAGTTATTTCATCGGTAGACAATAAATAAAACAGTTTTCTAATACATTCTGGTAAGTTATTAATATCATCATTTGCATATTTAATTTCCAACGGATTATTGTATTTATGCCATTTTTTGGATGTAATGTCTGTAGGAAATTTATCGTATAGTAGGTTTGCATATTCTTCATTCAAAAAATTAGGTATTATAATATGATCAAATGGTTCAGCGCCGTTAAACTGTTTGAATAGCTCACTTGTGTTATTGATCCAATCACCAAAATAGGATCTTTTTTCCATTTCTGGTATAGATTCCATTTTCTTCAATTCCAACAGTTTAATTTTGTATTGTTGATTAATTAGATCATTTAATCCAGTCATTAAATCTACTTTAATATTCCATCCCAATTCTCTCACTTTTTTATTACTTATATAGTAACGCATATCATTATAAGGTCGATCTTCAATATATTCAATCCATTCCTCATAATCTTCCGTGTTTTTTATTTGTTTAATGAGTATTTTGGCAATTTCCATAACAGAATATTCCATACCCTCGTCACATCCAATATTGTAGATCTCTCCAACCGAACCTTTTTCCAAAATAGCTTCAAATGCTGTAGCAGTATCATATGCATGTAAAAATGCTCTTACTGTTTTACCTTCACCTTGGATCGTTACTTTTTTCCCCTCGTTTAACAATTTAATAAACCTAGGTATCAGTTTTTCAGGATATTGATTTGCACCATAAACATTGTTCCCTCTCGTAATGATAATAGGCATATTATAGGAGTGGTTATATGACTGGGCAATTAATTCGGCACCGGCCTTTGTTGCAGCATAAGGATTGGTTGGACATAAAATAGAATGTTCAGTTTTGTGTTTTTCATGAATATCATTCATGGATTCTCCGTATACTTCATCTGTGGAAACATGAATGAATTTCTGTATTTTTTTGTACTTTCTGCACGATTCTAGTAATGTATGTGTCCCCAAAACATTATCATGAGTAAATGGCAAAGAATCTTCGAAAGAGTTTTGAACGTGGCTTTGTGCAGCAAAATGAATTACATGGGTAATCTGATATTTTTTCAACATTGTATCCAAATAGTCCGCGTCACACAGATTGGCCTTCAAAAAAACATAACCTTTGTCTTTTTGGATGTATTCATTTACATTGTTTATATCAGCACAATAATATAACGCATCTAAATTGACTAATGTATCCACTTTCCCGAGAGGGAAATAATAATTAATAAAATTACTACCTATGAATCCGCATCCACCTGTTATCAACAAATTCACTGGTTTTCTCTCCGCATCGAGTTCCTTCCTATATTCGATAAGACAATTTCTAACAGAATCTTTTATATTTAAAACCTCTGGGAACATTTCCTCCAATTTGCGAGTCTCCAAAAAATTATTGGATCGATCTGATGTTAATATTTTTCGTTGCTCTTCTTGAGAGAAATTCTTCCAGGTGAAGAGAGGATCCACAATTTCTTTGTACATGGTCAATATTTCATTGTGACTGATTAAACCAGGATTTGTTAGATTAACAGTTCCGCACACTTTTCTCTCCATCATAGTTAGGACAAAAGGTAAAAGTTCAGGTAAAACAGTCATAGAATTCGGAATCGAACATATACGATCATAGGTTGTTATTTTTGTTATGAAATTGCGCGGGTTTTTATTTCCGGTAATAGGCATACGAATACGCAAATTCAACACCGCATTTTTGTAACCACCCAAATGCATAATTTGATCTGTGAATCCCTTTACAATCGAATAAGATGATCCGAAAAAATTAGGCAAAGAATTTTCATCAAACCCAGATTCTTCCATTCCAAATGGATGTTCATCATCAAACTTAAAAATACATCCTGTTCCCAAATAAGTATAATGTATTTGACGATTTCTACAAAGTTCTGCCAAGACAATTGGAGAGAAAAGATTATCGCGAATATTTTCCACCAATTTTCCTTCTTCTTCTAAATAATCAATGGTTGTATAGATTTTATCTCCTATTTTACCATGAGTTCTACCAATGAAAGAAACAACATGTGTCGGATTTATTTCATCCAATTCTTTTTCTAAATCCAACGGTTTTTCTGCTCGTGCTTTACCAATAAAATAATTCTGGTTTTTGCTCTTTAATACATCGATAAATTGGTTACCGATCCAACCGTTACTACCATAAACCAAAATTTTCATATAAATATTATGATATTATATTTTCAAAAATTTTAATTATTAATTTATTATTCAATTAGTATTTGTTTAGTAATTTATTTTTTTTATATTTTACTTTTATATATCATACAAACATAATGGAAAATCATAATAGTATTTTAACTATTATTAGTTGTAACACTAATTCTGATATCAAAATTCGTTCTTTAATACATAATATTAAATATTTTTTAGAAATATCTTCTGAAATCGCTATTATAAATTCATCAGAATTTAAATCCGTTGAATTAGAAAAAAAAGTAGAAAACATGTATAAAAATGTTATTATTAACGATACTTTAACAGATGATCAATGCTACGATTATAAAAATAAATACGAAGATATAAATAATTTGAATAACGATGAATTAAGAGATCATTGGATTAATACCGGGAAAAAAGAAAATAGGAGTATTACCAATATTACACATAATATTTATTTTCACTATATTCCTAATGATATTTTTGTTTGTCATGGTAAATGGATTTATTATTTAAATAAAATACATTTTGAAAAATTTAAAAACATTATATTAACAAATGACAGTTTTATCGTAACAAGACCACTATTAGATTTCAAACAACTTATAAATCCTGATAAAGAAATGGTTGCATTATTAGAATCATATCAAATTTCTCATCACTATCCTGATTTTTTACGAGCATATAACGTATCAGGAATTCAAAAATTATTGAAGCATTATGAAAAAAATAAAAATAATATTACTGATTTCTTATCAGTTATAAATAATTATGAAATTAAGAGTTCGCATATATTCAATAATATTGATATTTTATATAAATTTCCTAATAAAGAACCTGTAAATATTCATAATGATCATGTTTATTTACGCACCTATCTATACAAAAAATATTATCCTATTGTTAAAATAAAAAGATTAATTAGTACATGTTATTTTGATAATAAGTTGCCTAGTGATTTTAATTCCGATAATTATAGAATGTTAAATCTGGATTTACAGTCTTTTTCAAATAAAGATGCCACGAAACATTTTTTACAATGTGGAATGAGTGAAGGTAGATTATATAAAAAAAATCAACAAATAATTTTGCCAAACTATTTGATAAATTATATGAAATTTATTGGGTTTGAATTGTAAAATTGATTTATATTGATTTATACTGTATATTCCATAATAAAATCTATAAATCTGGTTCTTTAAGTTAAAAATCCAATTTATTATATAAAAAGTGAAATAAAATTCACAAAAGTTTTTTGGAAAATCAAAAAATGGACAAAAATAAATGTCCATTTTTTAAAACCCGGGAAACTCTTTGCGAAAAAAACGTGTTTTGTGACCATAATTGAATTTTATGGTAAGGACACAAAAAAAATAATTTTCAGTTTGTTACCATAAAATTTTCAATTTTCTTTGCGTTTGACATTTGGGCTTTTTTTCTGTTTCCAATTTAGGAAATAATGGAAATAATTGGAAAAGCCCAAAAAGCCAACGAAAAATATATTTGCGAAAAGTGTGACTTTGTATGCAGTTATTTGCGAGATTGGAAGCGACATATCACCAGACCAAAACATCAAAATATTGATTTTGGAAACGATTTTGAAAAAAAAGCCCACAAAAAAGCCCAAATAGTGAAAGAATATATATGTAACTGTGGGAAAAAGTACAGCACAAATTCAGGTTTATGGAAACATCAAAAAAAATGTGACGATAATACGTCATCAGAAACAAATGATAATACTGTAACAGAAAAAATAGACATTTTTGATAAAGAACTCATTATAACCTTGGTGAAGCAAAATGCCGAATTGTTAGAAATAATAAAAAACGGTACCAATGTCAATAACACAGTGAATAACACTAATTGCAATTACACTAGCAACAATAACAAAACGTTTAACTTGCAGTTTTTTCTCAATGAAACATGCAAAGATGCAATGAATATTTCCGAGTTTATCGATCGAATTTCTCTCCAGATATCCGATTTAGAAAGCATAGGAAAGTTAGGATATGTGGAAGGAATATCGAATATTATTATAAAAAATCTGAATGCATTGGATGTTGATAAACGACCTGTTCATTGTAGCGATGTAAAGAGAGAGATCATATACGTGAAGGATGACGATAAATGGGAGAAAGAGGAAGACGACAAACAAAAAATAAAACAAGTGATAAGTAGCGTAGTTTCAAAAAATCTTGGTTTACTTCCGGAATATCAAAAGAAGTATCCACAATGCATGAATCCAGAATCGAAAAAATCGGATGAATACAATAAAATCATCATGGAGACAATGGAAGGTGGAGTGAAAAACAAAGAAAAAATTATTCGAAAAATAGCCAAAGAGGTGGTTATAGAAAAATAATATAAAATACCAATAATATATATATATAATGAAAATAATCAATATTGAACAATTTGAAAAATTACCCAAAAAAGGTCCAACAGTAGGTAGAGCATTAGAAGCCGGTAAATTGTATTATATACGCGATATAAGAAGTAAAACAAACCCTGTTTATGTTGGAAGATATGTAAAACCCGTTACATATTATAATGATAATTCAGTATCATATAACTACAGATTTGAAGACGTCGAATGTTTAGTAAATCCTTCAAAATATAACCGACAGCCTGGTAATACATATGGTAATATAGAGAAATATTACGAAGTAGTATATCCAACACCTACCAAATCAGACATTAGAAATAAAAAAATTACAATGGGAGAGTTGGAAGATTTTATACACGTGAAAAAAGCGGAACCACACGAAAGTACGCCAAATATATCATTTTTTGGAAAAGATTATAGAAAAGTTCGTGATAAGTACAATAATAATAAGTCAAAAATATACTCGTCGTTATCATCTTCTAGATCATCCAGAAAACGTATATCATCATTGAAACCGTCCTCGTCGAAAACGCGTTCAACTCGGTCATCGAATCGTTCATCAAATCGTTCATATTATAGATCATCTAGTTCATCCTATAGATCCTAATACTATGTTTTATATTCAGAAAATAAAAAATATGCGGATAATATAAATCATGCCGATATCATTTGCAGAATATAAAGAATTACCCAAAAAGGAGGTAAATAAAAAATATAATTTAATACCAGGTAAAAAATATTATATGGAAGATACATCAAGAAAAATTGATCGTTATAAAGTAGTTTATATAGGCACATATAGCGAAAAAAGGAACGATTATAATTTTTTTGATGATGTAGAATTAATTGTAGACCCATTTGGAACAGAAGGAAAATTCAGTGGATTTAACGCAAAAAAAGGATTCAAATATTTTGAAGTAATCGATTTTAATCCAACGGAACTAGATTATAAAAATAAAAACAAAACATTGACAGAATTGCATGAATTTATACATATCAAAAAAGCTGAACCACATGATAGTACTCCACCCATATCGTTTATGGGAGAAGATTATAGAACGGCAAAAAAAAGATTTTACAATAAAACATCATCATCTAGATCTAGATCCCGCTCTACACGCTCAAGATCATCTACTCGAGGTGGTAGAAAACACCCAAAAAGAAGAACAGTAAGAAGACGTAATAACAAATAAAAACCGATTATTTTATGTGGTTTTAGAAATATAGAACAACATAAAAATATATAGATATAATATACATCAAACAAACATTCATATACAGATAAACAAATGAAATTCTCTCAAACACTCGCTTTTTTGGTGATCGCCACATTTTTAATACAATATTTTTTGGTGAGTATAGTAACCACAAGTAATCCTATGTATATAAGACATAGTTTAGGTAAGTTCTATTTATCATTGGTGGTTGCATTTAGTATTGGTATTGTAGAAATAATGTTACATGATATAAGTTACGATACACGCAGTGTCAATAAATATTTTATCATGATGGCGTTGTTGATTTTATCCATTATTGCATATAGAAATCAAATCTTTGTGACGGACGAAAACTATTTGAACCAAATGATTGAAAATAAATCGGTTCAATTATTAGAGGATGAAGAAATATTGAAAAAGTCACACAGTTATGGTGTAACCAGGATGGCAAAACTATCCGTTCAAAACACACAAGAAGAAATTAACAAGATGGTTCGTTTATTGAATGCGCAAAAGGATTTAAAAAAGGTGAGATTTGGTAATTAAAATATGGTTAATATATATGGAAGGTAATAAAATTAATTTATTTTTTGTAGGTAGAAATCGATTTAATTATTATATAATAGATCCGTTGAATGCATTGATATCTATAGTTAATACAGGTATAAATAATTCTAGTTGGAATAAAGAAAATGCTGAATTATCTTTACCTATCTCAATTCTCTACAGTAATAGTGTTATCAATAGGTTATGGAAAATAATATTGATAAACAATAAATATAAAGATAATTTCAAGATAGAAACAATTAAACAGATTGAACGTATTAGTGTATTTGATATTTTGTATTTAACTTTTGAAGATGTGAAAGAAAATAAAGAATTACAATATAAGTTTAAATTTAATAATGACATAGATATCAACAATTTAATAAGATTGAAATCAAATATTAAAACAGATCTAATAAATGACGATGGTAATACATATGAACAAAATATGGATATCGTTATTCCTATAAGTATTTTTGAGTATATATTCAAAACTCATAGTAAAATAGATAAATCAAAATTACCAATAACATGTTATTTTGCAATAACTCCAGAATTAACTTCAGAATTAACTAATGAAATAGATATAAAGAATTCAAAAGATTTTGGTAGTATTTTTAATCAGTTATTAAATAATAATAATAATAAATTAAATTATATTTTTATGTCTGATGTAAAACAATGTCATCAATTTGTTGGATATTTTTTATCACCAGTCTGTTCAAGACAAATCAAAAATGATGATGAGGATGATGATGATGATGATGAAAATAATATTATTAAATTTTTTAATGATATATATGTGTTACCATGTTTGCATGATATAAAAGATAAAGCCGGAACAATATCTTCATATTTTGACATGAAAACCGATTGCAGAAATAATCCTACTAAAAACGAAAATTACAAAGATAATAAATTGTTAAACGATTATACGCAAGATGTATCGAAAAAAAGAAAAAACGATTGTACTAATATTGGTATTGAATGTGATGTAAATATAACAATACAGCATTATAACATTAATTGGACTATATATAATGATTTTTATGCGGATGGATATAGAGATCAAAATATAAGGGGAAGACGGTTATGTAGAGAGAATAATTTTCTAGGTATATTTTTTGATAATTTTGTAGCAGAAGTAAATGCACATAGAATAGAAGTAAATGCACATAGAATAGAAGTAAATGCACATAGAATAGAAGGAAAAGGAGGTAAAAAATATAAAAAGACTAAGAAATTAAGACGATCCAGAAAATATAGGAAACATAAGTCGAGAAAATATAAAAATAACTAGAGGTTGTAGATAATATATATATATATATATAATTACATAATAATTCAATTATGGATGAATCTCCACCTGATCCAGAAAACTATTTATTTTTTTCTCATCAATATAGATTAAAAAATTACCTAATTAATCCATTAAAAGAATTAGCTAAAGAAAATAAAAAAAAATTAGAGTCAGGTAAATTTAGTAATAATATGATTTTGTGTTTGACTATACAGCCAACATCATCAAATAGTGTTAATATGACTGGTGGTTTTCCATTTTTATCGAACAATAAAAAAAATAATGAAAACAGTGAGAAAGTAAATATTGCATTAAATTTGATTTATGGTGGTGATGGTGAAGTTAATATAACAAACAACAAACCACTTTCAGTGTGGCCAAGAGATGAAGTATATTGGACTACTAAAACAGGTACAACAGAGACAATAGAAGGAAAAACATATATAACAAAGAAATTTAAAGAAATATCTTTTGATGTAGAAAAAGCAGATTTTTGCAATAAATTCAAAATCGATTCAAAGGACTTCACTATAGATAAGGTAATCAATTTATATTTTATCAGACACGGAAAAGCACAACATAACGAAAAAAAATCGGGTTTAACGGGTTTTATAGAAAAACACAATTTATTAAATCCACGACTAATAATAAATGATGTTACAATATTAAATATGAAAAAAGCAAGTGAAAAATTAGTTGAACATTTGAAGGGCGCAATAAAAGCTGTTTTGGTATCAGATTTGATACGAACACAAACAACTGCAGAATATTTTTTAAATGAATTAAATAATGTGCCACCTATATATGTGTTACCATGTTTGCATGAAAATACTACAAAAGACGGAAGTATAACGTTTGATAAATTAGGTAAAGAAAATCAAACAGATTGCGTTGCTAATGGTAAGATAAATCGTATTCGCGGTGATGATGATGATGTTGATGATGATGATAATGGTGATAATGATGATGTTTCTGCACATACTGATTGTTCAAAAATGACAATACATGGTACTGAAATAGATATAAATTGGACATTTTATAAAACATTTTATGGTGAAGGATACAGATTTCAATATAAGCCAAATAGAAGACAATGTAGAGATACGCATTTTTTGGGGATATTTTTTAAATATAAGATTAAAATCGATATGAATATTTATACTAATACTAGTGGATGGAATGAATATGCTAGTGATAATAATAATAATAATAATAATCTTTTACCAACTAGTTATTTTCAATGGAATAAAGGAGGCAAAAAACGAAGACAAACCAAAAAACAACGTGCTATGAAGAGTAAAAAGGTTCGTAGAGTGAAAAAACACAACAAAAAATCAAAAAAAGTAAAACGTAGATCCAATAAACGCAAGGCTTAACCGCCTTTTATATCATATATTATACGCTAATAAAGATTACTGTATAATATATATTAAACATGTCAATTAAAATGATTAACATTGCAATACCAGATGATGAAAAACTACCGGATATAATTCATACTTTCTCTCCAAAGGAGAATTTCATGATGTTAAAGATAGGCAGTATTTGTTTGAACGAAGGAAGAAATTATGTCGCCAACCTATCTCAAGAAGAAATCTACAAAAAAATCAAAGAAGAATCGAAATCTGAAATAGACAAAATAGAAATGAATTTGATGGTTCAGAGAGAAATGTCAAAACAGATGGAATCTAAACTATCCAAAATATATGAAGGAATGTATGAAGGTCAAATAGAACAAGCCAATAAACAAACAGAGCGATTAGAAAACACAATTATCTCTCTAAAAGAAAAAATTAAGACTTATGAGTCAGAAAATGCTGATTTTGTAAAGAGTGAAGTGGATAAAGTGAGAGAAAAATACGATTGGTTGTTAAAGGAGAAAGACAATCAAAATAGATTGAATAGAGAAGCAGTTGAAAAATTACAGGAAAGTGTAATAAAACTAACAAACAAAAGTACATCACACAAGGGATCAGAAGGAGAGAAACAATTCAATGATTATGCCGAAACATTTATCGATTTTAAAGGTTTCCAAATTATCGACAAACATACACAAGGTGGCGAAGGAGATTTTCATTTGCATTTTGATGAATTTGACATATTGGCGGATGCAAAGAATTACAATAAAAAAGTTCCAATCGATCAGAGAGAGAAAATCAAAAAGGATTTATTAAAAAATGAACACATACATTTTGGTTGGTTAGTTTCTCTCAACACTTCGATTGATAAGTGGGACAAGTCTCCAATAATGTATGAATGGATCAACA